CGACGCCTTTTAGTGAGTTTGCGGTTCGCGCCAACCAGTTTTATATCGCCAGCCCGAGCGGCCCTGGCATTGCGCCGGCCGTGCCCTTTATCGTCAGAACAACGCCAGGCACACTCAATGGGCAAACGGTCCCCGTAGGCGTTTACATGACGGATGCGTTTTTGCAAAACGGCACCATCTCCAACGCCAAAATCGGCACCCTGGCGGTCGATAACGCCAAGATCGCCAATGTCTCGGCCGACAAAATCACGGCCGGCACGGTGGCGGTGGGCCAGTACATTCAGTCGTCCAGCTACGTGCCCAATGTGTCTGGCTGGCGCATCAACGGCAACGGCTCTGCGGAGCTGGCCAACGTCACGGTTCGAGGCACGGTCTATGCCTACGCCGGTGAGATCGGGGGTACGCTGATTTACAGCAGCGGCATCCAGTCGCAGAACTACGTGCCAGGCACCTCCGGCTGGCAGTTGAACTCAAACGGCGAGTTTCACGCCAAGACCGGAACATTCTCCGGCGACATCAGTGGTGCGACAGGCACCTTCAACGGCACGGTGAACGTCGGGCAGCTCGTCTTTGGCGCGTTCACGTCTTACGCCTGGCCCACCTCGGGCACAGGGGGCTACTTCGGCCCTGGCGGGCTGCTGCTGGGCAACGCCAACACGGGGCGCTACTTTCAAGTCACCGATGCGGGCGACTTGTACGCGCCTGGGTTTTCGGTGGTTGGCGGCACGCTCCAAATCAACCAAGCCAATGTGATCAACACGCTCAACATTGCAGGCAATGCAGTCACCATTCCTCTGGGTGCCGACATTCCTGGTCAGCTCCAGGCAACAAACGCAACTTCGACTGTGATAGCCCAATGCGGCCCATTTACAAGTCAGGGAGGTACTGTACTTGTTTCAGCCTACTTTGGTATTCCTTTAGGAGCGTATAGCTGGTCATGGCGGCTGGTTAGAAATGGTGTAACTCTCCCCACCCCGTCTGTATCCTTTGGTGCTTACCGCGCAGCGACTGTCATTGATACGCCTGGGGCCGGTAGTGCCACATACCAAATAATTCTTGATGTTCTTGATTACCCACAGAACCGTCCCAACAACTACATGCTGGTAGATAACAGAAAGCTATTTACCCTTGAGTGCCTAAGATGATTATTCAATACTTCACACATGACATCGGTGGGGCTGTCACTGGAACTGGCAACTGCCATGAAGAGTTCTTGCATTTACAAGGATTAAATGGGGATGTGGCAGTTGCTGGAATAGCCGACCCATATAAACATTACCTTGTAGCGGGCACGCTTGTCGAGTACACGCCCGCAGAGATGGAAGCTAAAAATAGCCTGCCGCCTGGTTGGACATGGCAGATGCCGGAGCGGGTCGCAGTGGATGGGCGCTCGCTCGACCAGGCGCGCGCCAGAAAATGGGATGAGATCAAACGGGCGCGCACTCAGGCGCAGTGCGCGGGGTTCACTTGGGAGGGCATGACGTTTGACTCCAACGAGGCGAGCCAGTTGCGAATTTATACCGCCGCCCTGGGCAGCAGTGCAGGCGCTGCGGTGAGGTGGACATTGGCCAACAACCAGAGCGTGCTGCTCAGCGCCCAGCAAATGGCCGCGGTGGGCGCCGCCTTGTCCGAGCACCTGAGCCGGCACCATGAAACAGCAAGCGCGCTGCGTGCGCAAATTCAAGCGGCCCCAACTCCTGGCGCCACCGACCTGATCACCTGGCCGGCAGCGGCCTAAACCGTTGGTAAATGTTAGCTGGTCCAGTCATAATGCAGAACTGTTAGCACATAGAAGGGTAAAACATGTCGTATGTTGAAAGACTGCTGGCTTTGGGCGCTACCAGTGTGGGCGGGGATTTGTACCTCAAGCACACGCATTTGGGCAGCTCGCGCAATGGGGATTTCCTGATTTCCCCTGCCGGACTTGAGGTGCTGGGGCATGCGCTGCCGGCGTTTGCGCTCGAATCCAGCGCCCTCACGGCGGCGCCCGTGGTGCAAGTGCCTTCACAAGACGAGCCAGAGCTGCCGGTGCCGCCGGATCAAAGCCCGACGCCCGAACCTCAGCCCGAGCTTTTCGCTGCCGAGCGCCGCGTGCGTGGCAGACCCAAAAAACAAACGCCTGCCGTCGTCGATTACGCGGCCGGCGCCAGCGTGGAAATCGAAATCTAACCCCGCCAGCGCGCGTCTGACGATCACGCTGCGGGGGTTTAACAGGTAAGAAATGGCCTCAAAAATCGTCTCTGACCCCGTGCGGGTCTACCAATACTGCCGGCAGTTTTTGCATCTGCCAGCGGTCGGGGGAATGAAGGGCTTGGGCCTGGAGAAGGACGGTGAGCTGGTCGCAGGTGTGATCTATGAGGGCTTTAACGGACACAACGTATTTGTCCATATTGCGGCCGAACCAGGCGGCAATTGGATGACGAAGAATTTTTGGGACTACTGTTTTTTTTACCCCTTCATTGAAATGAAAGTCAGCCGCATGACGGCCTATGTGGAAGCCCGAAACGCGCAATCGATTCGGTTTGTCGAGCACCTGGGCTTTGTGCCCGAAGCGGTGCTGGCTGGTGCGGCAAGCGATGGTGGGGATGTCAAGCTGTACGTGATGCGGCGGGAGGATTGCAGATATGTTGATACCGAATAAACACTCCGGCTACATGGCCGGCCGGCGTATCTACCCTGGCGGCAAGGGCGGTGATGCGCCTGCACCGGACCCGCGAATGGGGGAGGCGGCCAATCGGCAGATCGCCCTGGCTGAGCGCCAGTACGCGGACTACATCGCACCAGGCGGAGACAGGGAGTGGATTCGCTCGGTGGCCAATGAGGCTATCGGGTTGACGCGCTCCAGCGCTCAAAAGGCCAACGAGCTGACCGACTACCAGCTCGCGCAGATGCGGCTCAATGACCAGCGCTACCGAGAGGTGGGCATTCCCTACGAGGACCAGTTGATCAGCGACGTGAACCGGTTTGACAGCCCCGCGTACAAAGAAGGTCTGGTGGCCACCAACCGCGCCGATGTGCAGTCAAACTTCGACCAGGCGCAGGCCCAGCAACTGCGCCAGCTCAACCGCATGGGCATCATGCCTTCGACGGGCCGCTCTCAAGTGCTGCGCAACCAGGCCGACCTGGCGCGGGCCAGCGCGCTGGCAAGCTCGGTTGCCAAAACCCGACTCGCTGCCGATCAGATCGGCTTGTCCAACAAGATGCAGCTCTACGGCGGCATGCGCGGCTTGTCCGGCTTGGGCACGACCAATGCTGGCCTGGCTGGTGCAGCCATGGGCACGGGCATTAACTCGGGCGGCACTATGGGCAACATTGCCACGGGCAACACCAACGCCAACTCCAACGCCTTCAACTCTGCCATGGGCGGCATGAGCGCCGGTATTTCGGGGCTGGCCAACTACAACAACTTGCAGCAGCGAGCGACACAAATCAACAACGAAAACGACCCATGGGCCTCTTTGCTGGGCGCCGGCACCACGCTGGGCGCCGCCGCCATTGGCGCCGGTTGGTGGGCGTGAGGACTGAAGACATAAGGGGATTGCCATGACCTTCGCAAGCAGATTCGAGTCGGGTGTTCGTGTGGGGGAGTCCCTGCTGAGCACCTATGAGCGGGCGCGCCAGCAAAAACTTTTCCGCGATGTCACCCGTGAGCAACCCGTGACATCAACCGGTTTCACCCCCGAGCAAGGCGACTACTTGACCGCCCTGGCCAACGCGCGCGACTCGCAGGGCAACCCCTATTACCCCGTGACACCTGATGGCTCGGGCGGCTACCAGGTGGGCAACAACTTCCAGGTCCAGGGCGATGACGGTCAGATGGTGACGCCTGCGCCAGTTGGGCTCTCGCCGAGCACTGTCACCGACTTCATGGGCCAGCGAGTGGCCGGCACGTTGACGCCTGAGCAAATTGACAGCATGCGCTATGGCGGGTTGGCCAACGCGGTCAGCCAGTACGACCCCGTGGCCGGTCTGAGCATGCGACAAAACCAGCAGCGCATGGCGCTGGAGCAACGCCGCTTTGGTCTGGAAGAGCAACTGTTGAATAACCAGCAGCGTGACTACGCAGAACAAAAAGCACTGGAGCAATCGCGCCGCGAGCAGTACAAGAGTTTGCAGGCGATGTCGCCCGAGGAGCTGACGCGCTACGCGGGGCAGCATTTCTCGCCAGACGGCTCGGGCATTCCCGCCATGCTGTCCTACGACAAGGCCAACAACCAGTTTGTGCTCGCGTCCGAAGTGCCAGGTCTGCCTTCGGGCACGTACTCGCGCAACGAGGTGATCAACGCGGCCATGTCTGTCTGGGAGTTGGGCAATGGCAACTTTGACACCGGCATGAAGATGTCGATGGACCAGTTTGCGGCCAACCGCGACTTGCAACAGCAGCGTGTGAATCTGGGTAATGCCCTGGCCACCAGCAATGCCAGCCTGGCGCGCGACGACCGCAATTACGACATTCAACTCCAGCAGCTCGATCTTCAACGCCAGCAGGTGGCTAATTCCGGCGCGCAAGCGCAAGCCGCGCGAGAAGCCGCCCGCATGGGCACCACCCAGATGTTCCAGGGCACGGATGGCAACTGGTATGCCGTCACCCCGACGTACACCAAAAACGGTGGAGTCGAGTTCACGACCAAGCAAGTCAACCCTCCAGGTGTTGGGCTGATCAAGCCAGGCGGCGCGGCCGGCGCCGGCGCCGGCGCAGCGGGCAAACCCACCAAAGTCGAAGAGGAGGGGTTGATCTTCAATGTGCCAGGCGCTGGACCGTTGAAAGCGGATGGGCGCGGCGGTTTCATGGCTATCGATGGCATTACCTTGGGCGCCCGTGCGGAGCATTTACTCAAGCAAGGCGTTCCCAAGGATTTGACCGAGCGTGTCTTGTGGCACGCCAACGGTGTGCAAGTCACTTTGGATGGCAAAAAGCAGTGGGACGTGCGCGACAAGGGCGAAATGCGCGGCATGGTTCAAGACTACTACCGCCAGCGGGAAGCGCAACTGCGCACTGAGGAAGCACAAAGGGCTGAAGCCGAGCGCGCCAAACGGCTGGCCAACCCCCCGAGTTACAAGCCTGGCGAAGAGCCGGCGATCTTCTACCCGCAATTCAAAAAGCTCACGCCCAAAAACAAGCCACCCGTGGGTCTTTCGCGCTGAGAGATAAACACCCAGGAAAGTAGAAGCCATGCCTACTCCGATAAGCCCCGATGAGTTGTTGATGGCCTACGGCCACAACTTTCAAGCCGAAGTGCCCAAGCCTGCGGGTATGGGCGCGCGCGCTCTCTCCAGTGTTCAGCAGATCGGTGCCGCGGGCATCGGCATTGGCGAGGCCATAGGCCTGCCTTTGGGGGACGCGCGCCGGCGCATGCAGATCAAGGCTGAGGACAAGCTGCTGCACTACTACGACGACAACGCGGATGAACCGCAGCGGTGGGCGGACACGCGGGGCATTGCAGAAAAAGCCAAATTCGGATTGGGGCAAGCGGTGGATATGGCGCCAGGCTTTGCGCTGATGTACGGCGCCAGTCTGGCGGGCGGCCCGCCAGGCGCAGTGGCCGCGGCCACGACGATGGCCTTGGGCCGGCAATTGCAGTACCAGCGCCAAGCAGCGGGGCGCACCGACATCCTGGCCACCTTGCCCGTGGCCGTTGCCTCCGGCGGTCTGCACTCGTTTTTAGGTGTGGGCGGGGCCATCACCAGCCGAACCTTGGGCACCGGTATTGGCGCGCTGGATGCGGCCGGCATGCCTTGGCTGAACAGCCTGTCGGGCGTCACCGGTGGGCTGGCGCGCATGGGCGCGGCCGGCGTCAAAGGCGCTTTGGCACAAACCGTCGAGTCGGGCATTGACGCGCAACTGGACAACGTCGCGCGGCTGATCGTGGACAAGTCCACCAGCTTCACCAGCCCCGAAGCCATTGAGCGCACCAAGCAGTTGATGATTGCCGGTGCGTTCACCGGTGGGCTTTTTGGTGCGGGCATGAAGGGCTGGAAACGCCGGCCGATACCAGGCGAGCAGTTTGCGGCCCGCCCCATCATGGATCAACCCGAGGACATTCAGCCCGCCCAGGGCCAGCAACCCGTGCCGCCCAGACCGGCGGGGCCGGCAGCGGCCACCGGCGACGAGTTTGTGCCTTCGCGCCTGCGGGGCACCGCCAACGCGGCCCCCGACCTGGACGCGCAGCTCCAGGCGCTGCAAACCCAGACGGCCCAGGCGCTGCGCGTCAAACCGGTTGAAGGCATGGACAAAGCCTGGGAAGTGCTCGGCAAGCGCGTGTACGGCGAAGAGCCCATGACCAGGCTGCTCACCGAAACGGGCGGCGCCATGCAGCGGCTCTCCGATGTGGACCGCGCGATTATCAGCGGCCTGGTCGAGACCAATGCCGTCTCGCTGGACAAGGCCCAGGGCGTGCCCACGGCCAAGATGATCGCCAATGTGTTCAGCCGCAAGATCAACGCCTTGCAGCTTGGCGATGTGGATACCGTCGAGCATGCGGGTGCCATCCTCAACGACCAAATCCAGGCGCTGGTGCTGGCTGGCAAAAACGAAGCCGACCCGCAGATCAGCCAAATGGGTCAGCTCTACGAGGCTTTGATGCGGCGCGCGCCGCCCTCCCTGATGCGCGCCCCTGATACGGTCCCTCCGGCCGTGCCCAACTTGGCCAGGGGGCCAGCGCCGGCCGCGCCTGCGCCTGTGCAGCCAGAAGCACCCGCCACTCCGACCGAGTCGGCGGCTGCGCCCGCGCCTCTTACGGGGCCGAACATGCAGCGCGTTTTCACGGCCACCGGCGACCTCATCGACACGCAAATGCGCGTGGTGGAGGCGGACGATTTGAAGTTTGCCAGCGGCACGTTGCAGCCGCGGGACCGCACCCGCGCCACCAGCGACCAGCAAATTGACACCATTGCCAAAAAGCTGGTCCCGCAGCGCTTGGGGCCGTCAGCAGAATCCGACCGCGGCGCCCCTATTGTTGGGCCGGACATGACCATCGAGTCGGGCAATGCCCGAGTTCGCGCGATCAAGATGGCGCAGACCGCGTACCCCGACCGTTTCCAGTCGTACCGCTCCTACATTGAAGAGCTCGGGTTTGATACCGCTGGCATGAACACGCCCGTCCTGGTGCGCCAGCGCATCACGTCCATGGACACGGCGCAGCGCGTCAAGTTCGCCCAGGACTCCAACTTTCCGTCCACGATGGACCTGACGGCCGTCGAGAAGGCCAAGATTGACTCCAGCGTTTTCACGGACGACGTGCTGACCGCCTGGCGCGGCGGCGACATCGACTCGGCGGGCAATCGGGATTTCGTGCGCGCGTTCATCGGCCGGCTGCCGGTCGAGCAGAAAAACGCCATGCTCGATGCCGATGGCAATGTCGCTCCCGATGGCATTGTTCGCATCCGGCGCGCTCTGTTGGCCGCGGCCTACGACGACACCAAGCTGCTCAGCGCGTTGATGGAATCGGCCGATGACAACATCCGCTCCATTGGAGCGGCCTTGTACGACACCGCAGCGCCCTGGCTGCAAATGCGCCGCATGGCCGCCGACAACACCATCGATCCTGCCCTGGACATCACCGGCCAGTTGGTCACGGCCGCCCGCACGGTCAGCCAGTTACGCCGGCAGCGGCTCTCGGTGGGTGACTGGATGCAGCAAACGGACTTTGAGACGCCGCACGATCCTGTGGTGGACGCCATGGTCCGCGCGTTCTACAACGACAATTTGACGCGCCCAGTCGGGCGGGACCAAGTCGGCACGGTTCTCAAAAATTATGTAGATTACGCAAAGCAGCAAGAAACCCCCGAGCTGCTGGGCGGCAAACCCCCGACACCGCTTGAGTTGGCCCGTGGGGCCGTGGAGCAACGCAATGAAAACATCGAACCCGCCAGTAACGCCCCCCTCTTCGCAGCCGCCCGCCCGTCTTCACCCGAACAGCTCCAACCCGATGGTGCTTCGGACGTTGGGCCAGGCCTTCCTCGCCGCAGGCTTGGAGCACCAGAACCCGCAGTTTCAAGCGCAGGGCAATCGCCTGCTCGCCCTGGCGCGGCAACAGAACCGGTCGGTCTAGAGCCGCCCGAGCTCAGCGCTGCGGATCAGATTTTCCGCGCGCGTTTCCCAGACACTGAGGCCGGCCAGCGTCAAGCAGAAATCGCCAAGGCCTACCTCACGGCCATGACCTTGGCACCGCATGGCTCGAAAGCTGCAATTTCGGCCGCCATAGCCCACCAGTACGGCATCACGCCGACCACCGTTCGTGAATACGGCAATACCAGCAAGCTCGTGGCGGCTGCGGTGGGCCGCCTGGGCATGACCGAGGCCGATGCACGCGCAGCGCTCGAAGTCAGAAACACCACCAAGGCTGCCCCTGGCGCACCGGCCGCGCCCGTTGTGGGCCTCAAGCGCGACGACGGGATCACCGAGTACCCCTACATCCCACCGGCCAAGAGCGCTTTTGCGCCGGACGACACCAGCAAAGCAGACGCGCTCAAAGCCGCGGGGATTACCACCGACCAGGACACGGGCACCACCGGATTTGGCGGCACCGACGACTCGACCTACTGGAAGACGGGCGACACCAAAGCCGATGCGATGTCCGATGCGTATCACGCAGCCCTCGACAAGCAAACAGCGCTCGGCAACTTGCTGGCCAAGTACCAGTCGCAGGGCCAAACGGAGCTGGCCACGGCCACCCAGGCTGCCTTGGACCAGGCAACCGCAAAGACCCAGCGCGCGCAGGCCGCATACGCAGCGTTTATCCAAAAGCAACCACCGTCGGCGGACACATCACAAATCCCTGACGTGGCCACCCACGAGGCAGCCGCCGCCGCTTGGGACCGTGTGGCCCGCACGAACAATGCGCTGCCGCGCTTTGAAGCCTTGTCGCCCAGTGACCAGGAAACCTTCTTTGAGTTTGGCCCGAGCAACTGGACCCGTGCGGACGTGGTCAAGTTCGCCCAGGACATTGATGCGCAGTTTGTGGGCGCCAAACGTATGGGCGGGAATCGTGCAGAACAGAACACGACCGCCTATCGGGGCGGGCACACTGCCCCCGAGCCAAGCTACAGCGCGCCGCTAAGCAATTTGAAGGGCACCTACCCTGATGATTTTTACGGCCCGAACGGCTTCAAGTATTACGCCGAGGGCGACGGCGAGGGCGCTGCAAGCGTGTACTCGAAAGTGGTCGCGCTTCAAGGCCGCGACAGAGCGCCCGTGACGGTGTACCGCGCCGTGCCGTACGACAAAACCATCCCAGAGCAGATCGCTGAGATCGAGCAGCAAATGGCCGCGTACATGAAGCGCGGCACGGTGCCCGCTGGCGCGGCATTGAAGGGCAGCGCCTGGTACGAAAACGCCTCCCGAATGAAAGAGCGCCTAGCGTCAGCAGAGCAAACGCAGCAGCCCGAAACCCTGACGATCAACCCAGGCGACTGGGTCACGCCAAGCCGCGCGTACGCACGCGAGCACGGCATGGCCGCGCTCAACGGGAAATTCAAGATCATCTCCAAAACCGCACGGGCGGGCGAGTTGTTCACGGACGGAAATTCGATCCTGGAATGGGGCTACTACCCGCAAGGTAAGGCACCGGCCACACAACCAGGTGTGACTGCTACGGCCAACTTCAAAAAGTGGTTTGCTGGCAGCCAGGTGGTTGACGATCAAGGCCAGCCGCAGGTGCTTTACCACGGGACCACCGTCAGACCGATGCAAGACGGCTCGGCCGTGATGGGCGACATTGAGGCATTTGATCGCATGTTCACAACGCGATTTAGAAAGCCCTCAATTGACACGGTAGGAAGCTGGTTCTCGACACGCCCAGATGAAAGCGGCGCGGGCATGTACGGCGACACAATTTATCCGGTCTACCTCAACATCAAAAACCCTCTCGAAACTACATTCGACTTGATGCTTCGGCGGGCAAGAATACTGGCCAACGGTACCGACGATGGAAGAATGGTCGGAAAAGTTGAGGTCGAGGCGTACCGCACCTGGCTCAAAAAAATGGGCAAAGACGGGATCAAGATCGTTCACGACGAGGGGGCTCCCAGTGGCTCGACAGAGTTTAAAAATCAAGACGCTTGGATAGCGCTTGAACCAGAGCAGATTAAATCCGCCACAGGCAACATCGGCACCTTCGATCCAAACAACGCCAACATCGTGCGTCAAGGGTCCGCCCCCAACGCGCTGGTGGATGCGCAGCTTCGCAACTACTTGGCCCGTGGCCCCAACGAGGTGCAGACCGGTCCTGCCGGTGAGGCCGCACAGAGCGCCGGAGCCGATGCCGTGCAAGAGCTCCAAGCCACCACAAACCCGCTCGCGCGCTCAATGGCCAAAGAGTACGCGGCCAACCAACGTATCAGCTTGGTCGGTCAAAAAGTGCGCAGCGCCAGCGATCTGGCCATGCTGGCCCAGGTGTACAGCGATCCTCGTTTTGAAACGGCCCGTACCATTTTCGTAGATGACAAAGGTCAAGTCGTGGCTCAACTAGGCTTGACCAGCAGACTGCCCGCGAGCTCTCAGGTTATCGTGGGCCCAGATGTTGCCGCCTACTTGACCAAGATGTCCCAAGCGGCCGCAAAGGAAGGGGCTACGGGGTTTTACATGGTTCACAACCACCCCTCGGGAGAGACCACACCCAGCCGCGCCGATTTGGACATCACGCGGCTCTACCGCGATAACTTGGGCGGCTTGAAATTTTTAGGCCATGCGGTCCTTGACCACGATAAGTTTTCCCTGGTCAATAACAAGATGCAGGAACAAACGTACCCCGTCACCGAGGGATCAGCCGATCTTTTTGCGGACCCCAATTTTGGTAAAGGGACAGCTCTCATCACCCCAACGGCCGTTAAAAACCTCGCCGACACCATCAAACCGAAGGAAGGTGTCGTCACGCTCATCGCCACCGACTCCCAGTTGCGAGTCCGCGGAATTTCGACCATCCCCGAAGACGTCATCAACAACTATTCAAAAGCCACCCGACGCCAGCTTCAGCGCGCGGCGCTGGTAAATCAAGGCGCATACCTCTTTGCTGTCGGGCGCAATGAACATACTTTGTCATTGCTCACCGGTGACGTGGTGGACGCCGTTTACGTTACCGGCTCGGGGCGCTCGATCAGCCTCTCAGAGCAGGGACGGCTAGGGGTTACTAATACGCTTTTCCCAGCCAACCGGCGCGCGCGCGTAAGTCCCGACTCATCCACCGCATTCAATTACCTGCGCGCCGAGGCGGGCGACCCCATCAACCAGCCGCCTCCTCGGGGTGCTCGGTTTTTTGAAGAAGGCACGCCCTACGATGCGACAGGCGAGCCCGAGCAGAAAAAACCGCCCACGGCCATGCCTCAGCGGCCCACGCAGGGCGAGGTGCTCAAGGCCATTGCGGCGACGGATCAGCCCTCACCGGAGCGGATTCGCGCCACCATCGATCAACTGCCCGAGCCGCTGCGCGCGCCCGTGACCAACATCACCGAGACCCTGGCCGATTACGGCCGGCGCGGCCTCGACAAGGTCGTTTTCTTGCACGACTTGATGAAGCGCGCTGCCAAAAACGGCCTCACCAAAGCGCTGGAGTTCGAGCGCACGACCATGGAGCGCGGTGTTTACGCCCGCTCGCTGCAAGCCAAGGCCAGCCAGATCGCTGAGATGTACGTCAACGTCCCCGAGGCTGAGCGAGGCAACGGTCCCAACTCGGTCAACAAGTTTTTGTACGACTCGACCATTGAGCGCAAGTGGGGTTGGGGCTTCAAGGCAGACCCTGAGATGGAGGCGCGCTTTAACGCGCTCTCACCTGAGTCGCAGGCGTTCGCCCAGGCCATCATCGAGCACGGGGCTTCCACCCTGGCGCTCAAAAAGCAGACGGTACTCGACCGCACGCGCTCGGTGTTTGACACCCAGATCGCGCAGGCCAAAGCTGCGGGGGACGAGGCCCAGGTGAGCAGCCTGCAAGACAGCAAAGCCCAGACGATCACCAAGTTCCAGCGGCTGATCTCGATGCAAGAAGGCTGGCCCTACGCGCCACTGCGGCGCACGGGTGAGTACGTCGTCACGGCCAAGAGCCCCGCGTACCTGGAAGCGCAGCAAAACAACGATGCCGCGCTGCTGCGCGAGCTGGAGACAAACCCTGCCGAGCACCAGACCACGTTTGTGCCAAACCGGCTGAAGGCGGCAGCCCTGGCGGCAGAGCTCAGAAAGACCGGCAATTTCCCAGGCGAGGAGGGCGTGCAGTTCTTCCCCAGGGAAGAGACGCGAGACCTGATGTTTGGCGGCGCGGCCATGCTCCAGGCGCTGGACAAGCTGCGCAAAAACGTGGAGGCGGGCAAAGTCGCAGGCGAGGATACGTCCGCGGAACTCACCCGCCAGGTCAACGACATGTACCTGCAAGCGCTCACAGAGAGCAGCGCGCGCAAGTCTGAAATGCGCCGGCGCTCCGTCCCAGGGGACGTGGACATGCTCCAGGCTTTTGCCCGCCAGGCGCGGGCCGATGCCAACTTTCTGGCCGGCGTCGAGTACGGACCGGCCGAGCAGGAAGCGCTTTTGGGCCTGCGCCAGCAGGCGATCACCGGCGGCAACAAAGAGCGCAAGATGGAGCTCTACAACGAGATTTTGAAGCGCTACCAAAAGAGTTTGGAATTCAACACGGCCTCGGGGATCAACAAACTCACCCGCATGAGCTCGCTGTGGTACCTGGCCACCAGCCCGCGGTATTTCTTTATCAATGCCACGCAGCCCTGGGTGCTCGGTGTGCCCGAGTTAACGCGGCAGTTTGATTACGGCGACGCTTCTTCTGAGCTGTGGAATGCCTATAAGGATTTGCGTGGCGTCATTGGCAGCACAAAACTCTTTGACCAGCGCATCGATTTTTCCAAACTGCCCGAAGATGTGCGCGCGGCCATGCTCGTTTTGCGGGATCGCGGCCGGCTCGACTTTGGTATGGAAACTGAATTGGGCAGTTTCCAGGTAGACAGTCCAAACCCTGCGGCGCAGACCTGGAACAAAATCGACAAGGGTTTACGGCTGGCCGTCCAAAAGGTCGAGACGGTGAATCACCTATCTACCGGCATGGCCGCGTATCGGTTGATGTTTGCAAAAACTGGAAATGCCCAGAAAGCCATTGATTACGCGGATGAGGTGGTTTATGGCACCCAGGGCGATTACTCCAAGCTCAATGCGCCAATCCCTTTCAACACGAATTTGGGGCGGGTTGCGCTTCAGTTTCGCAAAATGCAGCTTATTCAAGGCTCTTTCTACGCCAAGCTGATTAACGACGCTTATGTCGGAAATGACAGAGCCGGCGCGCTGCGGGCGCTGGCATTTAATTTGGGACACACGGCGGTATTGGCCGGCATGGAGGGTTTGCCTGGTTATGCCGCGCTGACCTGGGGGTTGGGCCAGGTCATGGGCAAGGACGACGAGCCCTACAGCGTCACCCAGAAAATGCGCCAGACCCTGGGCGGTGGTGACGTGGCCAACTTGATCATGCGCGGGGCGCCTGCCCTGGCCGGTGCGGACATTTCCGGCAGCGTCGGAGTCGGCAATCTCTTTTCTATCCTGCCGTTCAGCACGGCCGATCTGACCAGCCGCCGCGGGGTGACTGAGACGATGGGCTCGCTGCTTGGGGGCGCTGCGGGCTCCATGGTCGCTCGAATGGCCGATGGCATGGGCCTGATGGCCAGCGGGGACTACTACCGCGGCCTGGAAGCGACGCTGCCCAAGGGCCTGAGCGACGCGGTCAAGTCCTACCGGATCGCCACGGAGGGGGTGACCCGCCGCAACGGGGATGTGCTGATGACGCCCGAGGACGTGACCGAGGTCGAGTCGGTGCTCCAGGCCCTGGGCTTTAACCCCGTGCGCCAGACCGTGCGCAGCCAGCAGCAGAACCTGATCCTGGACGCCAACACGCGATTCCAGGACAAGGCGCGCACGATCAAGATGGACTACATCCGCGCGGTCAAGGCCGGCAAGAGCACGGCCGAAGCCAGGGCTGCCTGGGACCGGCTGCAAGAGTCTAGGGTTCGCGCGGGCTACAAGCGCCAGCCGCTATCGAGTCTGCTCAAGGCGCCGGCCGACCAGCTCAAGCGGGAAAAGCGCGTCAGCGAGGGCGGTGTGCAGTACACCAACGCCAACCGCGAGGCCGTCGAAGAGCTGGAGTAATGCCTGCGGCAATCAACCCAAGAGCAGCGCCTTGAGCTTTTCATAAAGGCAGCGGGCCTCTTTGATGGACAGCTTTTCCACAAGCGCTTCCATGCGCTCGTCCATGGAGATTTCCACCACAGGGGCGAGCGCTATCGGGAGCGCGGCGTCTTTCTGTTTCTTGTCGAGCGTCCGTTTGTTTGGCCTGGTTGAATCACGAATTACGGGCTTGATTTCAAACACTTTGCCTTTGGTGGAGTAGAGGCGCGATTTCATGTTGGGCCGACTCTTGTCCAAATAGGCTTCCGTGAAAGTCACCATGTCGCGCCGCCACATCAGCGACACCACGCTTGAGACATCCCCTCGTTCTTCTTTCAAAGAATCGGCGCAGGCGTTGACGGTGGAGCCAGGATGGTCGTGGAGCCAGTGCCACGCGCGCTCGTTCAACGACTTGACGGCTACACCGGCCTGCGCGAGAGCCGCCTTCAGCGGTGGGGTGAGTTTGCCCGCGCCATTGAGCTTAGCAATAGATACCATTTCCGAAGCCTTTCTTAAAAAAGATACTAAAATTTACAGCTCAATAGGGCTCCAGCAAATAAGTAGAAACACGTAGATTGGCTGAAGCGGTGGTTATTGAAGAGCTGAAATAACCTGATTTTTTGTTATTGAAGAGCTGAAATAACCTGATTTTTTGTTATTGAAGAGCTGGAAAAACCTGCGTGTTACAATAAAAATCATATATTTTTACAGGGCAAAAGACCTATACAATCTAGGCGTGTGCACTGGACTATTAGACCGAAAATACGCGAAAAAAAGTAGGTGACCTACCTGTAACTTGCCCAAAATGGTGTAAGATACTGATATTCAAAGAGTTTTTTTTGTTTCAGGCGGGATTGCAAATCCAGCTAGGGCGGTTCGACTCCGCCTCGCGCCTCCAACAAAAACCCCAATGAAATCAATAACTTAGCCGCCTAATCAGCGGCTTTTTTTGTTTTTGGGGTCGGCCAAAATCAGCCCGAATCAGCCCAAATCTGCCTCATTTTTGTGCAAAACAGGCTCAATTTTGCTCGAAAAAGTAGGTCAACCTACCGGCAACCTACTCAACTGGACTGCGGCGCTTGCATTGGGTGTGTATGCGCCCATATCATTGAACAACCAAAGGAGTCGTTCAATGTCCGTCAAAAAAACACCGTCTGGAAATTTTGAGGTCACCGTCCAAAACAAAAAAATACTGGGCGCGGAGCGCATGTATTTCACCTTCACGAGCGAGCTGCTGGCCGACGAGTTCGATGCGCGCGTGAAAGAAAATTTGAAGTTTGGAATTTTGCTGCCGGAGCTCGTTGAGTACAGCCGCGCACGATCACCAGAAGAGAAAAGCGCTCGCGCCGCGGATCGCGCCGCAGATCGCGCTGCCGCGCAAAGCAACACCCCGAAAAATATCAACCTCGGCCTGCTCATTGGCGCCTGGGTGGCAACCAAAAAACCAGCCCCCACCGATATGCAACTTCTCGGCTACCTCAAAGCGGAGCTGAGCAGCGTGCGGCTCGACGAGGTCACGATCAAATGGTGCGAGTCGTGGATCGCGTTTATGAAGCTCACCAAAAACTACGCTCCAGGCACGATCCGCAAAAGGGTGGCGTCGCTCAGTCGCTGCATTGACTGGCACACCCGTGAATGGCCAGAAGAACAAATACCCAACCCGTTCAAAACACTCCCTCGGGGATGGTCAACGTACAACATGAAGGACGCAGAAGACGCGAAGGCGCGCGGCAAAACAGCAAAAATAGACACCAGGCGCGAACGGCGTTTGCTGCCTGGGGAGGACGCGGCCATACTCGCCGCGCTCAATGGGCATAAACCCGAGTGGCGCGAGCGGCCACTGCGGGGCGCTGATATGGCCGCATTGAAAATGCTCTACGTTTTAATCCGCGAAACCGGTCTGCGTCAAAGCGAAGCGTACCGGCTGCGGCGCAAAGAGATCGACCTCAAGGCCAACTACCTCAATTTCGCAGTGTCCAAGCAGTGGTACGGCCGAGAAAACAATAGACGCAGTGTGCCCATACTGCCGGCCTTGCACGCCGAGCTGGTCAATTACTTGGCCACTCTCGATCTCCAGCCGGATGATTTGGTATTTCCTTGGTGGGACGGGATAAAAGACCGCAAGAGTATTGACAGCACCAGCGCGAAACTCACTTCGAGGTTTCGCTATTTATTTGGCTTTGCCCGCTGCGTGGATTTACATGAGCATGATCTGCGCCATGAAGCGACCTGCAAGTGGTATGAGCTGCGGGACAGCTCAGGCAATTGGTTACTGCGGGAAGCGGAGATTCATAAAATTATGGGCTGGGCAGAAGGCAGCACCATGCCTATGCGGTATGCGAGTTTTCGTGCGGAGGATTTATCGGCGCGCATTTGGCAGGAGCAGGGGATGGGATCGGCGCCGCCGCCTAAATCAGCCACGCGGCCTAGCCTGCGATTGGTGGAGTCAAAAAAACAAAGCGGCACCGCAGCAAAGTAGCTTGTTTGCTCCTAGCCCAGCGTGCGGGGGGACTTCCAACTGCTGATAAATTCGGGCTGCGCTTCGGTTTTTTTAAGGTCTATCAGCGGCGAGCGCAAGGCGCGGCGCTTGCCGGACTCTTCAATCGCGAGCTCGTTAAGACGCTGCCAAAACGCATCGACCGGAATGACCCAACTACGGCCGAATTTAGTCCCTGGCATATCGCCCGCTTCAATGCGTTCGACGAGCGTTGTGGGCGTGCAGTCCAGCAGTGTGGAGGCTTCAACAATGTTGTAAGTCGCGTGGTTCACAGTTTTCTCCCCGAATAAAAAACTCCCCCAGCCCGCAGGCCAGGGGATAAGTCCCCACAAAGAGAACGTATGGCAATCATGTCGCCTCCGGCAGTGATGCGTCGCCCACCCGTTCTGGGTAAATGTCGTCCCAGGTGGGCACCTTCCAGCCCTTTTTTTCGTAGTGCGCCCGCCAGAAACAGTCCCCCAGTTCCAAGCCCCCATCGGGCTCATCGGCTTCGGGGTCTTCCAAATTTGTGCGATAGCTCAAGCTGCCCATCCGAGCGGTCTTGAGCTCGCAGCTATAGGGGTCACCATGCTGGTCAATAGCCCAAAACAATTCAAGCCGAGTGCGCGCAAAGACGAACCCCCGCAAGCCGTTGGGTTGGTTGTCATAGCCAAGGAAGCGGAAAAAGTAAGCAGCCATCAGTCCACCTCGGTCTCTGACGCGCGGCCGTCTTTGACCGTGGGGGTCAAGTCCAGCTCAAGTTTTTTTGTGTCGATGACCATGCACCAGGGTTGTTGCTTGGTGATGTCGGTCCCTCGGTAAATCCATTTTTTTTCGTTTTTCACCAAGAGGGCGTCGTGGCTTTCCAAGAACTTCTCGATGTCTTTGATGTTGACCCTGTTCTTGGTGCACCAGGCGCTCGCGGCGTTCCGAATCAAAATCAGGTGCCCCGCGCTCTCGATTTTTGAGCTGGGGTTGATGTACCGGCCAACCAGTTCGCCACGTACTTTGTGATTGACTATTTCGACCGGCTCGGCGCTGCGTCCGTCGCGCATTGTGTCCGTCACAACGATGCGCTCCCGCATGGCAGTCATCATGGCGTTGAATAAATCCGCCGGCGTTTGTGTGATCTCTTCGTTGATGCGCGAGTACAGGTCCGCAAACAGTCGCTTGACGTAGGCCTCCACCTGGTCCATGTCAAACGCAATGATCTCCAGCTCTTTGGCAATGCGGCCGATGGTGAGCGCGCAAGCAAACTGGTCGCGAAAGAACCGGAACCTGGAGTCGCTGACGGTGTCGCAGAGCTCTTCGGCTATGCGGCGGACCTCGGCTTTGACCTCGTCGTAATGCGTCACCACGTACTGCACCATGGCGGCACCCGCACAGCCTTCGTTGGCCTTCATCAGCTCGACGTGGCCGTTGATCCAGCCCTGCTCTTTGTTGTCAACCTTCTTTTTTTCGACCTCACTCAAGAACTCGTAAGGCACCGGTGTGTTGGTGTTGCGCACAACGGGGTAGTCATCGATGCTGATCTGGATGAGCCGCATGGCCTCGGCTTCTGAGTTGGCCAGGTTGATGGCCAGCGCACCGTAAAAATCTCGGTTGCCCGTGGCGTATACGGTCAAGTCCCATGTCTGCGCCTTGACCATGCGCACGCCCTCTTTCTGGGAGGTCATGCGTTTTTTTTCTGAGCCGAGCGACACTGCATACGCCAGGTCCGAAACTTCTTTGTCTTCGTAGCCCCCGATCTCATCGAGCAGCACGGGCAAGGAGCCCAGCGTGGCAAAAGTTGAGTACCTGCGTGACAGCGTTGCACCGTCTTTGCCATCCAAACGCATGCCGGCCGGTGATCCAAAAGCGCGCATGGCTGAGTTGCACACGGTCGATTTGCCCTTGCTGGATTTGCCGCCCACAATCGCCAGCAAAATGCCGTGGTACAGGTCTTGCCCCATGGGCGTGAGGATCGAGCCCCAGCCGGCGCAAATCATGTACTGGTAGTGCTCCATGCCAGGGCGGTTGTACATGGTGTTGAGCCCCTGGGCATAGCCCTGCAAGGTGCCGCGGGGCGCATGCACGCTCTCGGCTTGCAGCTTGGCGTCAGGCGACAGGTGCACCTGCCTGATGGTGCCGTCGCGCAGATAAAGCTGGTCGCCCAGCAAGAAGGCGTTGTTGTCGTCGTGCCAGCCAAACCGTTCAAACGTGTTGATCTCTTCGGTCATCCGCTTGAGCTGATCAAATTGTTCGCGCATGTAGGCGGCCATGTTGACTCCTGAGTTGTGATGCTTGGACCTGGTCAATTCGTAATAGGCCAGGGCGCGCAGCAGATCGTTGTCCGATGACAGGGCTTCGGTGGCGCACTCAAATTTGCGCGGCTTTTGCTCTTTGCCCACGAGCATGACCCCGCCGATCCGGTACCTGCCGTCCGCGACTCGGACGCGGTAGGTCAGGTAAAACACGTGGCTGCAAAACGGCTCGACTTTGTGCTCCCCGTTTTTGGCTGTCACCACGCGGCACAGGTAGTTCTGCTCATTGATCACGAAACCCTTGGGCAGCACGAAGTCTGTGGGTGCATCGGCCGCGCCCTCGATGGGCTCGTGCGGGATGTCAATGACCTGGGCCGGCGGCACGATACGCCCGAGCTGGATGGGTGATGTGACAAGCCCTTTGTGCGGGCACTCGGCGCAGCCTGTGGGGTGGTTGCTTTCAAAGTATTGGCACGTGGTCGCATCTGCCTTCCAGTTCGCTGTTTCGTCGGCCCAGTCAAACTTGTCGTGCCCCGTTTCTTGGCGCCGGCTGGTCCAACGCGCTGCCAGCTCCTGGCCATCCACGCACTGCTTGAGCACGCCCAGCACGCCCCACCACACCTTAAAGGGCGCATCGCCGCAGCTCGCACGCATGTCGCTGAGCTGCTTGCACTGGTCGGCCACCAGGTCGCCAGAGCTGTCCAGGCGCATGGGCAGGTGCGCCAGTAGGTCATCGTTGAGTCCGTCCATGGCGCCTGCCTGAGGCGCCGCTTTAAAGTTTGCGGGGGCGAGTGTGGGGATCGCCTCGGGCGGCAGCGCCAGGCTCAAGGCATCGAACAGGGTTTGGGGGGGATGGGGTTCGCCGATGTGTTTTACTTTGACCGGCTTGGCGGGGTCTTTTTTGCGATTGAAAGACCCAGGGGGGCGCAGGATGGATGCGAAATCCGCCGTGCGGGAGTCGTCAGCGAGCAACCCGAAGTGATGGGTGGCGGCCTTGAGAAGAGACGCCTGGACGCGCCAGGTGTCAGGGTCAACGGCTTCGGTCAAAAGCCAGTAGCAGTGCAGCCCGCCGCCAGAATCGATCAGCAGCGGCTTGGGCCAGCCGATGTCTGCGCAGAATTTCCAGAGCGCGCTTGCCGCCTCTTTTTTGGTCAAATAGCCGGCGTTACTGGCGGCTTTTTCTGCCCCGCAGTCCAGGTCCAGCCAGAAGGCTTTGGCGCTGAGGCAGTTCTCCTGGACGCGGTAAGCGGCTTTCGGGTTGCCGGTTTTGTCATCTATGACTTGAACGCTCGCTTGCTGGTACGCAGCGCAAGCAAAATACACTTGCTGCTTGGTGGACTGGCTCAGTGTTTCGATGGCCTGGCTCATGGCCTCGAAGTCTGTAAACGCATGGTGAATGGTTTTGCCATTCTTGATGACCGCTAAGAAGTACGTCCCGCCGGCCGGCAGGATCGCTTCCAAAAACTCTGTCGTGGTCATCATGCCGGCGCTCCTACTCAACAGGTAAAAAAACCCGCCGATCCTTGCGGGGGCGGGTTTTAGAGTGGGGCGGCGACAAGGGTCAGGCTGCACGCGCCGGTGGGCGCGGCAGGATCAGGATCGGCTCGCCCCTTTCGGGGTTAATCGTCGAACCCGATCCCGTCGAGGTCTATTTCAAGATCATCGGCACTCGGCTTTGGTTTGGCTTTGCTCACCGCTGCGGCCTTGGACTGAGGGGCAGCTTGCACGGCTGCGGCCACCTCGTCTTCGCTCACGGTTTTCGAGCGCGCAATCACTGTCTTGGTAGCGCTCTGCGCTGAGGCCAGCATCCGCTCGTCCACCTCGGGCTCATGGATGGCCGAGTCCATGGCAGGGCTGAAGGTGGTGCCTTGCAGGATGTTGCGCACCAGGTCGCTCTTTTGCAGCTCTTGCACCTGATCAAAGCCTGCCTGGTCCAGCATGCCCAGCGCCTTGAATGTCAGCTTGGGCGACTCGGCCTCCTGGTCAAAGCCGATTTTGGTGACCACCATCGGGTAGCCCACGCCGTGCTTTTGCAGGGACTGGCCGTACTCGCCGAGCGCGCGGATCGTGGCGGGCGGCACGCGCAGCAGCATCACGTCGTTGAGCTGGCCAGCGGGGGCGACAGCCATGCGCACAGAGTCAGCGCAGGCCTTGCCCTTGCCGCCGTTGTCGGTGATTTTGCTGCCCCACTGGTTGTTGGGGCAGCTCGCGCAGTTCTTGGCCTGGGGCGCCTTGGAGTCGGCCGCGGGCGCCGTGCCGTCGTTGCTGTAGCAGTCAGGCTTTTGGCCTTCGCTGGCGTCCTTGTCGTAGCCCTTCAAGTAGAAGACTTTGGAGACGGACTTGTTGACCTTCAAGAGCACGACCTCAATGGAGGTGGCTGCTGATTCTGGGTCTTTGGGGTTGGGCAGGATGCGGCGCTCGCCGTCGCGCACGATGGCAAACACCTTGCCCTTGATCGACACAACGGGGTACCCACCGCCCGCATGCACGGTCAGGTCCGCGTTGAGCGCGTCCAGGTTGATGTTCTTGAGGTAGGCGGGAAGGTTGGCGCCAGTGGTGTTGAAGGGGATGAGATTCATGTGAATTGACTCCGGTTGGAAAAGTAGTTTACGACAGGACGCGCTAACTTGTTAGCAGTTTTTGAGTGAAAAGCGGGGCTGACGTACAAAGACGTATAAGGACTACAGAGCTGGGCTTTTGCGCTGGAAACAGGGCTGGTCCAGGCTCGCGCCTGGGGGCCAGTCCTACGCAGCTCGGCGCACATTGACGACACGCTCTTCGGTGAAGTTGATGCCAGGCGGCAGGCCGCCGTCGTTGGCGGCGCGGAACTCCTCGATGGCCAGCTTGGCAGGGCGCACCTCCAGCAGCGCCCAGTCGTCGTGGCTGCGCACGTAGCTGATAAACGAGTCGCGGTCGGCCACCGTCGCAGAGCTGCGCACCGACGAGTAGGCAGTGCCAAACTCGGTACGCACCGACTCCATGCCGGTGGTGTTGAAGACTTCGAGCAGCTTGGCTTCGAGCTTGTCCATTTTTTCGTTCAAGGGCGCAATGCTGGCCTCGAACTCTTTTTTCATGGCAGCTTTTTTGTCACGCAGCTTGATGTACAGGCTAACGGCTTCGGATAGTTTCATGGGGTTCTCCTAATGAGCAGTAAATGGTGGGGGCGAGGCAGGGCAAAGTCAATGCGTACTTGCTAACTTACTAATTTGTTTCCGTTGGTTGCACACTGCCCTGCATGTCTTTGATCATGTCCAGCAGCACGCCCTGCATGGACTGCTTGGCTTGCAGGCGCTGGTAGACGCGCCGCTCAACGTCGGTGCTTGCGATGTGAACGATCACCGTGGTGCGGCGCTGGCCTGGGCGGCGTACCCTGGCGCAAGCCTGCTCATACGTCTCGTTGCTGTGCACGGGCGCGTACCAGACCACCGTGGTAGCAGCCGTCAGCGTAAGGCCGTGGCTCATGGTGCTCGCGTTGGCCACAATCACCCGCGGATCGGGGCAGCGCTGAAAGTCGCCAAAGATTTGATCGCGCGCCGATTTGCTTGTCTCGCCATGCACGACGGCCACCGACAAGTGCTCTTTGCGCAGCGCCGCGGCCACCGCTTCGAGCGCGCCCGTCAGTGGCACAAACACGATCACCTTGCCCTCGGACTCATCAATGATTTCCTTGAGCACTTCGATCCTGGGGCCAGACGGAATCTCAACGATCTCGCCGTTCACGCCGTAGGCGACGCCGCAAGCAATTTGGATCAATTTGCTGGTCTTGACGGCCTCGTTGACAGCAAAAATCTGCCCGCCTTTGTACTCGGCCGCCAGCGTTGAGAGCATGTCCTTGAAGGCTTTTTTCTGCTCGGGCGTGAGCTCCACGTCGCGCGTGATGAACGTCTGCTCGGGCAAGTCGATGCAGTCGTCCAGCGCAAACCGGATCGCCGGCTGCATCATGGCGCTCACGGTGTCGTTGGCGCTGTCGCGTGCCACCCACTTGAAGGGCGTCACCTGGCGCATGACCTTGTCGCGAAACGCGCCGAAGTACTTGGGCACCAGCGGGTTGTCGGGCGTGACCAGCTTGACCTGCGCCCAGGCGTCGGTCGGGGCGTTGGGGGTGGGCGAGCCCGTCATGCCCCACACGCGCCGGCTCACCTGGCGGTTGCACACCTCGTTGAGCACTTTCCAGCGGTCGGTCGATGCGTTGCGCACGAGCGCGAGCTCGTCGATGATGACCAGGTCAATGTCGGGCCGCTTGGCCAGCGCCGCCTTGACGGTGGCTACGCCGTCGAAGTTGATGATGTAGATGTCCGCTTCGCGTTCGAGCAGCTTGAGCCGGCGCTCGCGCGTGCCGTGCAGCACCTGGTAGTCCAAGTGCCCGAAGGTCGAGAAAATCGAGTCACCCCAGGCCCGCTCCATGGTCGAGAGCGGACACACCACCAGCATGCGCTGAGCTTGCTTGGTGCGGCGCAGGTAGTCGTACGCCCAGAGCGACGCATTCGTCTTGCCCGTGCCCATACCGTTGAGGCAAAACGCCCTGGACTGCATGGACAAGAACGTGGCCGACTCGCGCTGCGCCTCAAAGGGGTCATGGCGGCCGCTGGCCTTGGGGTAGAGGTAGTGCAGCGGCATGGGGTCCGGCACCTCAAAGCCCAGGTTGCGCAGCACGCGCGTCTCGTCGGGGCGATGCGGCACGGCCACCAGGGAGCAGCCCTTGTGCGTCACGCGCAGCGCGCTGGAGATCACCGTGAGCACGCGCTCAGGGCTCTTCAAGCGCAGCAGTACGGCTTTTTTGGCTTTGTGGATGAACATAGGAGGAGGGGTGTTCCAAAAAAAATTGTTGTAACTGCCGCGCCAATTTTTTGACGCCAACCGTAGGGTTGACGTAGTCTGAAGTAGACAGCTCAACTTCGGCGCGATTGCCGTCTTTAGCCAAAACCATGCAGCGTTTGATATCTGTGCTGTTGTCAATGGAAATGCAGCGAAATCCTTCTTTTTCAAGTTCGGACCAGAACCAAGTCGCGATTTCGCGGAGGGTTTTGACAGCCTTTTCTAAAGCGGCATCGCGTGCGGCCTCAGTGCGCTGGTAGGCTGTTAGCGGGTGGTTTTGCTGCTGGGGTTGCTGCTGGGGTTGCTGCTGAAACCGCGGCGTTCTGTAAACAACCTCCGTCGTGGTGAGCCCTTGCGTTTGCAGCGGGGCGGTCAGGCCGCATCGCAGCATCCACAAGCTCTGGTCGTTGGCCTCTTCCCAGTCATCGGCGGTGCCGCAGCCGTGCGACCATACACCCCTGCGGTCTATGCGTTGTGACACGTAGTATGCTTTTTTGCTTTGCATGCGTGTGTCCTATATCGGTGTGCCGCCAAGCAGCGCTTCAAGCTGCTTGATGTCATCGACAACGATGGCCAGGCCGCCATGGTCTTCAATGCTCGCCAGGGCACGTTTTTGAAGGGGCGAGACGTTGCTGCGAAGGCCTGCGGCTTTGGCTTCGATGGCTAGAAAGCGGCCTTGCCAACAACAAATAAAGTCTGGGATGCCGTGCATCCCCATGCCGCGACTGACGGGCATGAAATACCAGATGCCGCGCTGCACGAGCAGGCGTTTGATTTGCGTTTTGACTCGACTCTCAGGAGAGCTCATCATCGATGTCTATATCAAAGCAGTCGTCCAACATGTCAACGGCCACACCCAGACGGTGCGCGAGCTCCCGTTCTAAGGCGGTCGAGGTATCGCGAAGTGTGGTCATCGCAAGCAATTCGCTTGTCGTCATCCATGTGTATTCCGTCTGCATAAAAAACGCCCGTCCCTAGTTGGCTTTGTAAAAACTACAGGTTTTGACGGGACACCAACCGCGGCACAGCCCAGAAGGCTTTGCCGGCCAATTGTCTGATTCATGCGCGGTTTCAAGTCTTTGAATGCGCGGCAGCAATTGTTGCCAAATGACTGGAATGTCCTGTCTGGTGTAACTGTTCCAATCAATGCGCTTAGACTGCAACCACACGAAACCTGTCACAACTTTATCGAGTTGTGGGTAGTGGTGAAAGAGGTAATTGGCGTAAAGCGCTAGCTGCTCTGTCGGCTTGCGTTTACCGGTTTTGTAATCCAAAACCGCGCCTTTGTTTTTATGCAGTACCACCAGATCAGCTATGCCTCGACTCCACGCTTGGCCCCAGGGTGCGGGCTGAAAATTCCGGTCGATGGCATATTGCTGCTCCACCAGCTTTTCTCCTGGGAGCCGGCCTAGCTTGGTCGCCAAAGGCTGCCACTGCTTCATGCCTTCGGGCAGCATTTCGCCGTTTTCAATATAGGACTCGAAGCCGCTGTGCACTGTCTTGCCCCAGGTCGTGTGGACCGTGGGCGGCTCCACCACGTCACGGATGACCTTGAGGTGCCAGAACTTCTTCGGGCATGACTCGAATGCGTCGAGCTGGCTGTACGTCCAGGCTGGCGCGCTGGCGCCTGCTTCGCTATCAGCATTCATGGGAGACTCCAAAAAAATAGCCTCGGGCGCTGTGATGCGGCCAAGGCTGGAGGGGGGCAAGCGCTGTGCTCAGCGCAGGGCTGCTAGTGCTTGCGTTTAGGCTTGGGCAGTGCGCTCGGTGTGCTGCCGACCGACTTGAGCGCGCGCTTGCTGATCTGACCGATTCCGGCACGGAAAACACGATTGGAGTCGCTGATGGCATCGTCGATCTCGGCATCAATGAGCTGCCAGAACTCGGCCGTGTGCGCGTTCCTGTCTTCCCAGGTCATAGCCCCGAGCGACTGCAAGAATGCTTCTTTCTCCAGGCGCCAGGCTTCGGAGTACGCCAGGAGCAAGGCCAGGCGCTCGTCCAGCGAGAGCGTTTGACCCGTGCGCGCTTGGATCAGTGCGATCAGTTTTCGCTCGCGCTTTCTCTTGTTGGCCATGAAGACGCGCTGGTAGTCGTTGCGGTCCGTGCGCTTGAACTCGGCCACTTGAATCAGGTTTTCCATGGCCTCGATGGACTGGCGCCCAACGATCAGCAACTCGTTGAGCACTTCGACCTTGTCCTTGAAGGGCAGGGCGCGCGGCTTGAGCACCGTGGACCGCAGCTTGATCAGATGATGTCGAAAGTACGGCGTGTCCACCAAGAGCTGCACAGCTTGGCGCATGCGTTTGATGTCGTAGTGAATCATGCGAGTAGTAGTTGGTAAAGGTTGAATTTGAGTAGAGCATACCCACGAACGAAGGCGCAAGTGTGTTTCTAATGAAAATTTTAGTTAGCAGATACATATTTACTTTGCTTTCCCATAAGAGTCGGCCACATCGCCTTCACTCCACGTGATCAGCTCGGGCCACCACTTGGGCGGCGTGCGCATGATCGTTTGCAGCGCTTCAAGCGTGTCGTCGGCCCGCTCTTTTGGCACGATGTAAACAAGCTCGTCGTGCACCATCAAGGCGGGGTTAAGGCCAGAGGCCTTCTGAAAAGCCAGGGCGTGGTCGGCAATCACGTCACGGGCCAGCGCCTGGACGATGTTCTCCACCCCCTTGCCCGCAAAAATGCGAGCCGCGTGCCGGCCCTGGCCGTACCACCACTCCAGCCGCCCGTTTTCACTGACTTGCCGCAGGTTCGGGTAGTGGATTGCTCGCCCCGAAGGCAGGCGAATGCGCTCGTGCTCGATCTGGCACATGTCCCAGGGATCGATCTGGCAGCTAATGCCGGTTTTGATTTTTTCAATGCTCGCCTGGAACTTTGCCCAGCCTTTCACGATGGGGTCATGCTTTTTGCGCCATGCAGTCACCACCTCCTTGGCCTGGGGCAGCTTGAGCTCAATGCCGCCCATGGTCCTGGCAACGCGCTGGAACGTGCTGGCGCCAGCACCAAAGCCCAGCCCCAGGTGAGCCACTTTGCCCAGTTGGCGCTGCGGTTTGGTGACCTTGTCTTCCTGGCACTCGTAGAACTCAGCAGCAAAGACACGGTACAAGTCGGCTTCGCCTGGATGAGCCTTGAACAAATCCATGGCGTACTCGACTTTCCACAAGAACATGTTCACCCGCAGCTCGATGCCCGACAGGTCGGCCACGACGATGCTGTGCCCGCGTGGTGCTCGCAGCGCCAGGCGCAGCGCGTTGCTGGGTTTGTCGGTGATCTGGCCGTCTTTGTCGCGCGCAATGCGCGGCAGGTTCTGCAAGTTGTACTGATCGCCGCTCCAGCGCCCCGTCGTGTCCGCCCCGCAGTAACGCAGGGGCACGGGGACACGGCCAGCGCAGGCGTCGGCCGCAGCGATCAACGACACCAGGCGGGTTTCCACCAGCGTCGATTTGATCTCCAGGCGCGCAGCCGCGGCGGCCGCCACGATGGGGTTTTCGTGCTCCAGCAGCTCCAGGAACGGTTGATCGCTCTTGGCCAGGGCCGGCACTTGTTTGTCGGGGTTGGTCGGTGACTCTTTCATCGGCACCGCTACCTTGAGCGACTTGAGCAGCGCTGAAAACTTCGGAGCACTGGCCAGCCGCACACGCACCTGCTCCTCAACGGTTTCTGTTTCGCAGGACGTGACCTTGAGCATGTCACCGAGCTGGAGCAGGGTTTGTTTTTTCTCGGCCCGCACCGCATCGAGCCCGACTTCGGCCGCTTTGTAGTCCAGACAAAACATGGGCTCGACCAGCGAGCGCACGGTCATGTCGATCAGCTTGAGCTCGGCAGAGCTGAAGTCGGGAAACAACTTCTTAAAGAGCGCCGCGCACAGCTCGGTGTCCTGGACGTTGTAGACCGCCATGGCTTCAATTTCTTTGGGCGTGAAATCCTTGGCATGCTTGCCCTTGGTGTTGGTCGCTTCGAGGTCGCCTTTTTGGCCCAGGTGCAGGTAGTTGCTCAGCGCTTTGAGGGACACGCCGCACACCTTGGTGTACTTGGCACGCGCCATGGCCTGGGTGCATCCCCACATGTGAGGGCTGATGCCGCAGCGCCACTCCAGGATCATGGAATCGAATCCGCTCATGTTGTGCCCGATGGCCATGGCGTCGGACCAGTCCAGAGCTCGCAGCGCCTGCTTGACCTCGGCCTCACCAAACACGACGACGGTGGGCGCGTTTTTAATTTTGTACGCCACTGAGATGATCTCAGTGCTCGGGTGCATGACGTACTCGGTCGCTGGCATTTTTGTCAGCGAGTGCTCAGTGGACCAGTAGGTCTCGAAGTCCAGATAGATGGGGGTCAAAGATTGCGCTCCTTGATGGCGGCTTCGATGGCTTGGTACTCATCTAGCGATACCGAAATTAGAAACTTTGCACTTCGGTCGCTATCGCAAAGTGGGCGCACAGCCTCGTACATCTGCTCATCCGTCAGCCCTACCCATTCGCGCTTCGCACACAGAGGCCACAACTGACCAAGCGGCGTGAACAGGGGGTCGTGTTTATCAGTACTAACGTGGTGGTTAGTGGGGTCGTACCATGCAATAGCCACGGATTCCAGCGCCTCAAGCGCCAGCATCAGGGCCTGGTTATTCGTCAAACCCAAGCTCTTCTTTGAATACCGACAGACCAAGGACCAAGGCCCGCGCTTGTGAGTAGTCGAGGCAAACGTAGTAGTCTTGGTATGACGAATGGTGTGATGGAAAGAAAGCAATGAAGCCATTGCCCGTGTCCTCCACAGTGCAAAACATTTGCTGGTTCTCAAAGCCGCCACGCACTACGCCTGTGTTGTCGCCTCGGCGGTAAACAAGTTCAGTCACTGCTTCCTCGCTTTCAGCTTGTCTCGCTTGGTTCGTCATACGTGAACTCTCCCTTCATTCGCTTAATCGTGAACAGGTCTTTGTGTTCGGGGTACACCGCTCGCCACAGCCGTGCATAAAAAGCGATGTGGTCGTTTGACAGCTTGTAGTCGTGGCCGGTGGTGACGATGAACGTCTCCCAGCGGATGCGGTTGATGATCAGCCAGTGGCTCACCTTGTGGCCGTGCTCAATGGCCTCAAACGCAAAGCGCTCAAACAGTCGCCACACCTCGGGGTTTGCTTGGTGCCAAGCCCACCAGGCGCGCTTGCGCGCATCAAACGATGGGCCAGAGCTCTCAAAGGAGTCCTCCTGGTCTGAGTCCCATGCGGTCATTGCGCAGTTGTCCAGTGATGTGGCGGCGGGCTGAATTAATCTGCCTGCTGCTGGCCTTTGACCCAGTCGCTGTAGCGTTCCGTCTGCGCCCACTCCGCGGCTTGCAGAACTTGCTGGAGTTTTTGCATGTAGTGCAGGGCTTTTTGCGCGTCGTCTGATCCTTTGCGGCCCTGGCGCAGTGAGTACTTGATCACGTTGCCCTTTAGAAACCCGACGAACTCGTCAAACTCCAGCACGGCCTCCATCACCGCCCACGGCTGCACGCTCATGTCTTTGTAGTGCTGGCCGCCGACTTGGTGGTCATCGGCCAAGGGGGTTTTGGAGATCGGTTCCATAGATGCGCCCAGTTAGTTGGTTTGCGTCTATGTTAGCAAGTAGGCTGGGTTTGTGTGTAGGCCGGCGCCCCGTTTTGCTCAGCCGCCGGCAGGGCTCAGCCCCACCTGGCGCGCTCTTCGAGCTGGTCGATCAGCGGCTCGGGCAGCAGGGGCAGCACGTCCACGCCTTTGACGTAGGCATGAACCAGGTGGTACTCGTCGGGGCAGCCAGGCTCGTCGATGTTGGACGGCTCGCCGGCTTCAAACTCCATGCGGCAATCGAGCTCGATGCCGCGCACGGTGAAGGTGTGCTGCTGGAGCTTGGGCTCGATGGGCAGGTGGCGCATGTGCGGCGCCAACGCCTGCCAGATCACGGGGTTCATGTCTCCTGCAATTGCTTTCATGGCAAGTTTCCTTTCGTGGTGACTGTGTGCCTGGCCTGGTGTGGCCGAGGCGGTTCAATAGCGCCATAAAAAAATGCGCTCAAAAGCGCATTCATCAAGGCGGGAATGTGATTCGATTTGTGTAATCAGCCCTCCATCGAGCTCATTTTTTTTTGCGCGTGGTTTTCAAGCCAGTAAATAATTTCTTCATGGATATAGCCTGAGATGTCTACGCCCTCGATAAAGGTCTCCTCCAAGTGGTATTCGATGGGGCGTCCTGGTTCGCCCTCTACAACTGCGAAGTGGCACTCAAACAGCTTGCCGAGCACGTCAATATGGAGCACTACCTTTGCCTCAGAGACAAAAGGCTTTTTGTCCTGCAAGATTTTTTGACGGAATGCTTCGTATTTTTTGGTGAGCGAGTCTTTCATTGCGCGGTCCCTTTTTTGTTAAACACTGATCTCTTCGACGCAAACTTCGCCTGGGTCGTAGCCCAGCTCGGCGTACACGCTCTGATAGGCGTCCTGCTCGCTGGCAGCTTCCAGCTCAAACTCCTCGCTGCCTCCGGCGTCGTAACTGATCCAGATACGAAATGTTTTCATGGCTGCTCCTTGGTGTTGCTTCGTCGGGCGCTGCCTCAAGCAAGCGCCGGCTGCTTTCTGCTTTCAATCGGGCGATGTTCTCCATGAGCCAGGGGGGCACTTCCCGCCCCAGCCGCACGTAGCTTTGCGCCGCACGCACGAACACCGCGATCTGCCCCGCCTCGTAGTCCAGGTGGCCCAAGGTGCTGGGCCGCGGAGACTTTGGCTCGTTGTCGTTATCTGTCATGGCGCGGCTCCGTCCAGCGCGTGGTCTGTCGCTGGACTGGCTGCAACATCAGCCACTTGCTGCCCAGCGCGCGAATCGCGCGAATCCACGCTCTCCGGTTGCGCCGTGCCAGCGCCATGCCGCCGGTCGCTGTGGTGCCTGGAAACAGTTCGCGCCCGCGGCGCAGCAAGTAGGTTTTCATGGGGCAGTGCTCGTCGTTTTGTTATTCGGCGCCTGGTGGTTTTTGGAGCGCGTCAAAGGCTTGCGTGATGCGCATCAGGTCTTCATCCCTGACCTCGTCGTGATCGGGCAGCCCCAGCGCGACAAACTCGTCAATGAGCTCCTGCGTGAGCTGGGAGAGGCGCTTGAGGTTGTCAAGCACGAGTGCGTTGGTCATGTAGTCCATGTCAGTACTCGCTGGGCAGAATGAAGCTAAAGCGGCTGCCGTTGCCGATGTCGTTGTAGAGAATGAATTTCCACTCGCCTTCGGGCATGTCCGTGAAGTCCAGGTGCCTGGACCAGATCGGCTCGGCCTCGTCGCTGTCGGTCAGCTTGATGTCCGCCTGGCCGGCGGCCACCTTGCACGTCACGATGCCCATGTAGGAGCGCTGCGAAGCGCCCAGGGGCTCCAGGCACTCGGTGGCCACGATGTCCAGCAGCCAGTAGCAGCCGCCGGCCTCCGCGCAGTCTTTGACGCCGTCCGAGAAAACAAACTTGGGCACCAAGGGGTTGCGAAAAAACTGGTTGGCCCCGTTGCGGCTTTCCTTGTAGAGGGCTTCAAAATTCTTGGCCGATGTCGTCGAGGTCATGGCGTTCCTTGGGTTAGAAAGAAGGGGTGGTGGCAAAGGTCACGGTCCAAACAGCGCCCAGCACGATCAGCGCGAGTAAGAAGAGTTGGTAGAGCTGCTGCATGGTGCGTTGGTCCTGGTCTGTTGACTGGTCTCAACGATAGACACGTGCTAATTCACGGCCTGTAGGACGATTCTGATAATCGCGTCAACGTGCTAACACTATTACGCTGTGGTTGTAGCACTTTTCCTGCGCCCACGTGCGTTGCTGGGCTCTGGTTTGCGTCATTTGCGTCATTCGGGCCCTGTTTCCAACAACCCCCCTATATCTCTCTCCTATAGGGGTTTTATGAAAAGCCAGATGAAATGACGCAAATGACGCAAAAAGTGGCGTCAGGCTTGCTCTTGAAGGGATGCTGCCACTGACAGCCTGGCCAGGGGGCCGTTGTTCTCGATGCTGTACTCGATTTGCTTGAGGGTGGGCAGCAGGCAGCCCGAGTAGTCCGAGCGCTGCTCGCACAAGTGCGTGCCCTCGTACCAGTTCAGCGTGACTATGAACCCATCGATGCGGCCGATGGTGTAGACCTGGGCGTCGGGGTGCTCGCCGCGAACAATGAGCTGGCCCACGTAGAGGTCGCTGCGCTTGATGGATTTGGCCATGGTTGGTCCTTAAAAGTTGTAGTCGTAGAAGTGCACGGGCGTGTCGCTCAGCACGAAGCGCCGGCCGCTGGCGTCGTGCCACTGGCCCAGCTTGTTCTTGCGGATGCGCACCGTACGCTCGGTGGTGTCGCTGGTGATGTGCCAGCGCTGCGCGTGTTGGTTCGAGCAGTGCGCAGCGAACCCGCCGATGTGAAATTCGAGCTCCACGCTCTCGTCACGCTCGGCCTTCATGCCGCGCACGTCCAGCGTTTGGCTGCTCACCTCGCGGATCACCTCGAACGGGGTGATGTCGCTGTAGCCGTGTTGGTTGGCGTATTTCATAGCCGGCTCTCCATGGTCTCAAACATCAAAACTTTGGCCAGGTTCAACTGCCGGCGCACTGGCTCGTTCTGGTCTTGCAGCATTTCCTGCGCGTCCGACAGCAGGCCAGCAATCACCATCAGCGGCCCGCTCATGCGGTACGTGGCCGACTCTTTCACCGCGGCAATGAATTCGCTGAGGTCATCAACGCCGTACCGGTTTTTGTCTTCAATCATGGCTTTGCTCCTTTGTGAGTGTGTTAGCACGTTCAAGGTGTGTATGTAGGGTCGTGCAGCTCATACATCAAGTAGTCGTCGATCATGTTGTTGGCGATCTCTTTGAAGTTCGCGTCCTCAACGAAGGCCCTGGCCCAGTCACGCGCCAGGCCCAGCGGGCTGGAGTCGATCACCGCGTCCAGCGCCTGGTCTTTGAGCGCCTGGCTCACGTAGTACGGCTCGACAAACTTGTCGTCGCTGCACGGGTCCAGCCCCAGCACGTCTTCGAGGCTGCGCCCGTTGAAAAGCTCTAAATTGATCCGCCACGTGGCGTAGTTCGTCCAACCGTTGTGTCCGGCAGTCATTGCGTTCTCCTGGTGGTTAAAAAATCTTGCGGCTGCCAGTGCGTGAACGGCTGAGCAGCGTGATAATTTGCAAATGAAGAACGATTTGCAATCGATCAGCGGCACGGCTGCCGTCTATATGCGGTTTCTGGGGCTCTCCCAGGACGCCCGCGGTAAGGGGCTACTGGCCGGCCTGGCCGGTTTGGGTCCGACCGAAATTGCAGTGCTTCATGGCTTGGCCAGAAACTGGCTGGCGGGGCAGTCGCCGTCTGTGCTCAATACCGTTTTGAGCAATGATCATCGCGGCCCGTCCAGCGTGCACCGCGCGCTCAAGCTGCTGCGTGAGGCGGGCTATGTCACTTTGGTCATGGACGAGCAGGACAACCGTGTGAAGTACGTGCGCCCGACCGCGCGGGCTATGCAGTACTTCGAGGTGATGGGCGGCTGCCTGGAGCAGGCGCAGAACTAGTGCGCGGGTTTACGTCTGAGGAATCAACTTGCAGCCGCAGTGCTTGCAGACTTTGGCTTCTTTTTGGACCAGCTCGCGGCAGTCAGGGCACTTCACGTGGCTTCTGGGGGAGATGGCAGTTGCCCCGTCGGCGGGGGCGTTTCTGGATTTCACGGCACCGTATATCAAATGCGCTGGAATGGTCAGCATGAGAAAGACGAACCCGAAAAGGATGGCAACAAAGTGAAGCACCAGAAATACGAGATGGCCCATCAAAGATTCCTATCTAAGCACCAGCAGACACTCGGCGATGGCCACGATGACCACGCTGACAATCAGTACGACCCACGAATCGAACTCGGACTCCAAGCGGGCAGCACGTTCGCCCACTGTGAAGTACACCGCGATAAAGGTCAGCAAGGGCCACCAGCCCAGGTAGGCCCATGAGAAGTAGCCCAGCGCGGACAGCATGACCACGGCGTCGAACAGAACGAACAGCAAAACGGCCAGGGGGAACTTCTTTCTCGCCGCTGACATGGCCCCTGTATTTTTTAGCCTGGCCGAAACCGGCCCGTGGACCCCCGCGGCTGCGGCCAGTATGTGCGCGAGTATTTGTTCAACCATGCTTGAGTTTAGCCTTTGGCCATCAGGGGGCTGCCAGGAGCAGGCGCAGGGCTAAGGCTTGCGCCGCCGTCCAGGAAACAGCGCCTCTTCCAGCCGCTCGATCCGCCGGAGGTCTTCCCGCAGCCGGTGGTGTTCGATGAGCTGCGCATGCAGCGAGACCGCACCGCTGAGCGGGCGCCATTTTGAAAAGCTGCTGGGCTTGTCGGGGGGGCTGTCCAGGGGATCGCCTGGTGCCTGGTGGGGGGCTTCAATCAGCGTCTGAAAGGGTCCAAAACCGGCGGGGCTTGTTACAACTGGGGCGCTTTTGGTGGGCTTTTCCATGCCAACTCCAAGGGTCAGGGCCGCCCCGCAACGGCCAGTTTGCTCGGTTTTTGCAGCCCCAAACCACGTGTGTATGCGTCATTGTCTCGTCCGCCTGTAGGACTGGTCTGAGGCTGCACGGGCCAAAACCACGTGTGTATGACGTGTGTATGCGAGGTTGTAGGCTGCTGAGTTGTGCGGGGGAAACGAGTCTAGGACGTACACACGTTATCAAATTGGCAGTTAATTCTGATAGCAGCGTAGGACAAGGCCTCGGTGTGTATACGGGTATTCCTACAGGTTTCGTGCCCGAGGCCACGTGTGTATGTGGGTGTGCATGTGCTTTGGGGGGCTGCGGACGCGGTTTGGGGGGGGTAAAAATCCAACTTTGAGGGATAACAATCCACAAAAGGGGGGGGTTGCATACACACGCGCTTTTTACAATCGGGCTGCAACCCGCATGGATGCTAGGTTCTTGGCTGATGAGCACTGTATTAAGACAATTATCCACAGTTCTGGAAATAGGGGGTGGGGTCTAGAGGGCTTTTTTAGAATCGCGCTCTGTTGGCTTGACGTGTGTATGTGGCCGATGCCCGCCAGGTGGCTGTGACCGCAACTTCGAGGTAATTCTTACAGAGTCCTCAATTCCTTATGCGAGCATTTCACTGTGGATAATTGGATAATTGTCTTAATAGGGCTATTTTTGGGGTGTTTCTCCTCTGAAGCGTATCAATCCAGGTATTTATCCACGTTTCAAATCGGCCGAAAACTTGGATAATTGCAAGATGAGCTGCTAACAAGGCTTTTTCAAGCCCCTCATGGCCCAGCCGCGGCACCGATTGCGTCTGTTACAACTTCGACCCCGCAGCCGCCTTGCAGCCACGTCCTAACCAGACCGGCGGCATGCCTTGAATCCTCCCAACCCATACGATGTGCTAACCGCTGAACTCGGTCCCAGCCTGGCGGCTGGGGTGAGCTCAGGGGGTAGCAGCCGCTTTCTGTACCAGGTGCGGCTCTGTCGTGACCCTCACGCGCATTCAATGATTTCAATGGGCTCGCGTATGGCCCGCATGGTGTCTTTCCACCATGGCCTCGCCCGACACCTTGCATCCACAAGGCCAGGCGCGCAGGGAGCGGCCACGAGGGCCTGCTGTGCTGTCAGCCGCGTTAGTACCTGCGCGGCTCAGGTGGACGTATGAGCAGCCGCTATAGCTGCTCGACTCCGGTGATGTTGTTAACGAGCGGTCAGGACGGGCTCGATGGCCCTGGGGCAGCATGCTTGGTGTGTATGCCAACCTCCTAACCATGGCGATCTTGCTGCCTGGCGCCCATGGGCTTTGCTGCCCTGGGGGGGGTGGGACCATTGGGGGGTGGGGGGTGTGGTGTGTCCTCACCAGTTGCTCACACCGCACGCGAAAAAAATAAGGACATACACACGTGCCAAGCCCATCGGGCAGGCCAAACCGCGGCGCCACGGGAGTCACACGTATTTGCCACTTAATTCGCCAGGCAGCCAGCGGCCGAGCACGCGCGACACCCCCTAATTCGCTCGACCGCAAAAAATTCAAAAACAGCGTTGATGTGCTAACAAAAAAATTAAAAAAAAGCTAAGATTTGGGCATATACACACCGCAAACCCAGGAAGGCCCGCCCATGACCCGACCGCACTATCCGTTTCACACGATGCTGCCCAGGCACTTGCAAGGCTGGCTGATGGCGGCATCCGTCTACCCCTGCGAGGGGGCAACGCTCAAAGACCTGGAGACCTTGGACGCGGTAATACGGGACGTGCAGACCCAGGCGCCGCAGAAGTTTCACGACGCGGGCACCTTGACGCTGCGCCGGTTTCACCACGAGCCTCGGCAAAGCATCGCCATGGCGGGGTTTGAGGTGCCGCTGCCGCCAGGGGTGCACCGCCATTGAGGCAGAGCAGGGCATACACACACGAGAGGGGGCGAGCATGTCTGAGGAGATGAAGCGTTGGAACTTGTTTTTACCGCCGGCGCTGCTGACGGACATCAAGCGCTTGGCCGCGCGCAGCCAAAAGCCGGCCTCGCTGGTGGTGCGCACGGCGCTGGAGAAGTATTTGCTGGCGGTGGCCAAAGCCGATGCCGCAGCCAAAGCCCAGGCACCCGCGGCACCCGCTGGGCCCCCCCATGACCAGGACGCCAAGCAGGCGGCTTCGCCATGAGCGAGCCGTTTGACAGCGACATCGACGACGCGCCGCTGGAGCTGCGGCCGCAGACGAGCCTGGTGTCGTTTCCGCAGGTGAGCGAAGAGATGATCGCCTCGATTGCGCTGGGCCTGGAGGACGACATCGTCACGGCGGCGCGTCATGGGCTCTCGCTCGAAGCCTGGCACGAGCTCGAACATCAGCCGTGGTTTGAGCAGGCGGTGCTCACCAAGCGGGCTGAGTTGATCAAAGAGGGCGTGACCCTCAAGTACAAAGCCAGGTGGATGGCCGGCGAGCTGCTGGACAAAACCTACCTGATGGCCAGCCACCACAGGGCTACGTTTGGCCAGGTGCATGACGCGCTCAAGACGGTGATCAAGCTGGGCAACCTCGAACCCAAAGAGGAGCGCGCCAGCGCGCCAGGCACCACGTTTTCCATCAGCATCGATCTGGGCGAAAAAAGCATTTCGATGACCCAGGTCACGCCGGCGCGCGCCGAGGTCGTGGGCTTTACCGATGTCACGCCCAAAGAGTAGCGGCCATGCGAGCATCCAGCGCCAAAAAGCCGATCCCAGGCAAGCGCAGCAAAAAAAAGCTGGAGCCGGTGGAGCCGTTGGTGGTCACGATGTCCGGCGACGGCGAGCCCCTGCGCGGGCACGAGCGCACGTTTTGCGCCAGGTGCTGGACGATGTTCGTGGTACCTCTGGGGCAAGCGGCGCCCTGCACGTGCCCAAGCCTATGAGCCACCCTGAAGCCGATGGGGACGAGTCCCCGTGTGCGTTTTGCGGCTACGTGTTCAACCAGCACGAGCTGGGGCGCTACGGCTGCCCGAATTGTTTGGGGGAAGGTCAGGACCAGGGCCAGCGTTGGACCAGTGAACAACAGAAAGCAGCCCCATGAGCACGTACGTTCCCAGCGAGACCCAGCGGCTTTTCATGCTCGACGAGGCGTACGTGCGGGTGCTTGCCGGCCCCGTAGGCGGCGGTAAATCCGTGACTTGTGTGCACGAGCTCGTGCGCATGGCTTGCGGTCAAGCGCCCAATACCAAAGGCGTGCGAAAAACGCGCACGGTGATTGTGCGAAACACGGCCGATCAGTTGGCGCTGACCACGCGCAAGACGGTGTTTGACTGGTTGCCGCCAGGCGAAGCCGGCATTTGGAAAGCGGTGGAGAAAACCTTCGTGCTGATGGCCAGGCTGGCCGATGGCACGCAAGTGGAGTCCGAGTGGATTTTCATCCCGCTCGACACCCCTGACGACGTGAGGAAAGCGCTCTCGCTGGAGACCACGTTCGTGTGGGGCAATGAAAGCCGCGAGCTGCACCCCGAGGTGGTGGACGGCTTGCTCAGCCGCTTGAACCGCTACCCGAGCGCCAAAGACGGCGGCCCGACCAGGAGCTGCGCGCTCTTTGACACCAACATGCCCGACGAGGATACCCCGTGGTTTGAAAAAATGGAAAACCCAGCCTCCAACTGGGCGATCTACAAGCAGCCGGCCGCGATCCTCACGCCCACGAAGTTCATCGACACCTTTGGCAGCGACGACGCCGTGAGCGTTCAGACGAATAACGGCGTGCTGGTGTGCGACCCCAAAAACCCGTTCCTGGACAAAGACGGCGAGCCCTGGGTGGTCAACCCGAAAGCCGACAACATCACCCACTTGGCGCCGGCCTACTACCCCAACTTGATCCCTGGCAAAACCGAGGACTGGCTGCGGGTGTACATGCGCAGCGAGTACGGGCGCTCGCTGTCGGGCACGCCCGTCTACGAGAAAAGTTTCACGGCCGAGTTTCACGTCTCCAGCACCGAGCTGCACCCCGTGCGCTCCGAGAGCTACCCCATCGTGATCGGCATTGACTTTGGGCGCACGCCAGCGGCCGTCTTCAAGCAGCGCGACACGCGCGGGCGGGTGCTCACGCTCGGGGAGATCACCAGCGAGAACATGGGCCTGGAGACCTTCATCAACACCCGCTTGAACCCGTACATTGCGCGCCGCTTTCCAGGCTGCGCGTTCGTATGCGCGCCCGATCCGGCGGGCTTTGCCAAAACCCAGCTCAACGAAATGAGCCTGGTGGACGTGCTCAAACACGCGGGCTACAAGTGCGTCAAACCCCCCACCAATGACCCCGAGCGGCGCATCCAGGCCGTCGAGCGCCTGCTGGCCATGCAGCTCGAAGGCAAAGCCATGTACCTGGTGGACCCGCAGGCGGTCATCCTCATCAAGGGCTTTAAGTTTGGCTACCGCTACAAGATCAAGCGCAACGGCGAGCTCGAAGACCGGCCCGACAAAAACGAGTTCAGCCACGTGCACGACGCCAACCAGTACGCCGACGCGGTGATCGACATGAACATCCGCGGCCAGACGCTCGGGAGCAAGGCTAAGCCTGTGGAAAAAGCCACCTACCAGTATTGACCTGGGTTCTGCGTAAGTTAGCACGTACTAGCGTTATTTGAAAGGCTTGGGTATCATCCGGTGTATCTGTTAGGAGGTACACATGGAAATGCCAGGCCTTATGTCGCCTTCTTTTTCGCAGCCCATGCCGCCAGGTTTGGCGCCCAGTGCAGCCGTGGAGCCGCCCTTTAGGCGCGCTCCGGTGACGAATTTGGGGCTCATGGCCGTCAAATCCCTGGGCACCATGCAGTCCGACGAAGCGGCTGCTGCCGCGCGGGCCAGGGCCGATTTGGCCAACGCCCAGCCCGTGGTGCAGTCAATTGCCGCGCACATCCAAAAATGCTGGAGCCTGGCCAAGCAGGCCAAGCAGGCGCCCGAGGAGGCCATGATCGATGCGCTGCGCGCACGCAGGGGCGCATACGACGAAAAAACCCTCCAGCGCATCCGCCAGCAAGGCGGCTCCGAGATTTACATGCTGCTGTTTGCCACCAAAGCGCGCCAGGCCAAGGCTTTGCTGGTGGATGTGCTCATCGGCAGCGGGACCGAGAAAAGCTGGACGATCAGCCCCACGCCGATTCCCAATTTACCCCCCGATGAAGTGGCCATGCTCATGCGCGGCATGGTGGAGGAGGCCGCCCAGGCCGAAATGATGGGCATGCCCATGAGCATGGCCGACATCCGCCAGCGCCTGCGGGATGCGGCCGATGAGCTGACCCACCAGATTGAAGAAACCGCGCAGATTTACGCGGCCCGTGCGGATCAAAAGATTGAAGACCAGCTCGTGGAAGGCGGCTGGATCGAGGCGATGGACCAGTTTTTGGACGATTTGATGGTCTACAAGACCGCGTTCATCAAGGGGCCGGTGGTGCGCAACGCCAAGCAGCTTCGCTGGGAGCTCGGGCCTGACGGGCGCATGCTGCCCCAGGTGGTGAGCGAGCGCAAGCTCGAATGGGAGCGGGTCGATCCGCTGAACATGTACCCCGCCCCCTGGAATCGCACCACGCAAGACGGCTTTCTCATCGAGCGCCACAAACTCAGCCGCTCCGATTTGCTGGGCCTCATCGGCATCGAGGGCTATTCGGAGGATGCGATTCGCGCGGTGCTGGACTTGCACGGCAGCGGCGGGTTGCACGAGTGGCTGAGCATTGACAGCCAGCGCGACACGGCCGAAGGGCGCGATCTGACCCACGCCTCGCAAACCTCGGACCTGATGGACGCGCTCCAGTTTTGGGGCAGCGCCAGCGGCAAGATGCTGCGCGAGTGGGGCATGCCGGAGTCGGACGTGCCCGACGAAGCGCTCGAATACGACATCGAAGCCTGGCAGATTGGCCAGTGGGTGATCAAGGCCGTGCTCAACCCCGATCCTCTGGGACGCCGGCCGTATTTTTCTGACGGCTTTAGCCGGCTGCCAGGCGCGTTTTGGCACAGCAGCTTGTTTGATGTCACGCGCGACTGCGGGGATATGTGTAATTCAGCCGCCCGTGCGCTGGCCAACAACCTGGGAATCTCCAGCGGCCCGCAGGTGGCGGTGAACGTGGACCGAATGCCCGTGGGGGAGTCAATCACGCAGATGTACCCCTGGAAAATCTGGCAATTCTCCACCGACCCCATGGGCTCGACAGCGCCGGCCATTGATTTTTTCCAGCCCAACTCCAACGCCGGCGAGCTGATGGCCGTGTTCCAGCGATTTTCTGACTTGGCCGACGACTACAGCGGCATCCCCAAGTACATGACCGGCGGCACGGGGGGCACGGGCGGGGCCGGCCGCACGGCCAGCGGCTTGTCGATGATGCTGGGCAACGCCTCCAAGCAAATCAAGCAGCTCGTGAGCTCCATTGACATCCACGTGGTGGGTCCAGCCATTGAGCGGGCGTACGAGTGGAACATGCAATTCGGCAACGACCCCGACATCAAAGGCGACTTGCAGGTGGTCGCACGCGGGGCGCTCTCCCTGGTCACCAAAGAGATGGCCCAGATGCGGCGCCAGGAGTTCTTGATGGCCACCGGCAACCCCGTGGACATGCAGATCATTGGCATGGACGGGCGCGCGGAGCTGCTGCGCGAAGCCACCAAGGGGCTCAACATGAACCCCGACAAGGTGGTGCCCAGCGTAAGCCGGCTCAAGCAGCGGGCCTTCCAGGCGCAGTTGGCTGCGCAGCAAATGCTGATGGCCCAGCAAGGGGGCCAGCCTGGCGGCATGGGTGGTATGGGCGGCGCTCCAGCGCGCCCCGAGATCGTGATGCCCGAGCGGGACAGCCCTGACTACGGCCCTGGCCCTGCCGGCAACGGCCAAGCCCTGATGGACGGGGCGCCCACGACGGATTACTTCTCGCCCAGCGCCCAGCGCTAAGGAGTTCAGCATGGCCAGTCGCCTTGAAACCCGCCTTGTACGCCAGCTCGCAGCCCGCGGCACACCCGACGCCAAAGGCCTGGCCAGAGCGCTGCTGATCGAGCGAGGGGATGCAGCCCCCGATGGCCAGCTCACAGCGCACGGCAAATCACGCCAGGCCCTGGGCAAAGAAGGCAGGGCCAAGGACCGCGCCGCCAAGGTGTCGGGCCACCCGCCCGAGGACTACCGCTACAGCGCGCGCACCAACCGCGCGACGCTGAAAAAGCGCTGATTTCCCCCACACCCAGGAGACACCCATGACCCACACCGCAGAGCTGGAACAGGCGTGCAAAAACCCAGGCCGTGGCAAAAAACCACCAAAAAAATAACTTGTTAGCACATACGTGCATAAATGGAGAGTAAGTGCTAACATTCGACCGAAATGCGGAGCTGGCTCTTTTTAAGAGGTTGGCGCGCGAGCCGCACCTGATGGAGTGGCTGCGCCAAAAGCTCAGCGTAGAGATAAACATTCTGGTGAGTCATACGGATTTTGATCAAGTGCGAAAAGCTCAAGGCCGAGCCCAGCTTTTGCACCAAATGACCGACTTGCTGGAGGCCGCTGCAAAACGGCCAGAGTGATCGCAAGCCCGAGTGGTCGGGATTTTTTGAAACCTGATACGCCCGTCACGGGTCCAGGAGAAGTTATGGCGCTGCCCAAGTCTATTCAAGCCCAAGTCGATTCTGCCAATGCACAGCTCGCCGCAATCAATGCGCCCGCAGTTGAAAGCCCCGCAGCACCCGCCGAGCAACCCCAGCCCGAGCCGGTGCCCGCAGCAGCAAGACAGCTTGACCAGCAAATTGAGCCGCAGCCAGAGCCAGTGGCACACGAGCCGCCCGCTTTGTCGCATCAGCCCGCCGGTGAGGAGAAAACCTGGCAAGCGCGCTACCAAGCGCTGCAAGGCCTCTACAACCACCAGGTGCCGGAACTGCAAAAAGAGGTCATCGACCTCAAGAACGTGCTGAGCCAAACCGCTCAGCGCCAGCAGATCGAAGCTGTCAATGCGCCAGAGACCGCCGCACAACTGCCACCGGCAAACACCAGGGATGTGGAGAACTTCGGCTCTGACCTGGTGGAAATGGTTCAGCGCGTGACCCAGCAAACGCTCAGTCACGTGGCAGGCGATTTAGTTGGAAAAGCAAACCAGTTTGAGCGCCGACTCGCGCAGCTTGAGCAGGGGCTCCAGGGCACCTCGCAAGTGGTCGAGACAGAGGCAGAAAACCGGTTTTACAGCCGCTTAGAGCAGCTTGTCCCGAACTGGGAAGCGATCAACAACACCCAGGCCTTTAAGGACTGGCTGGTGCAGGTCCATCCCATCTACGGCAAAACACTCGACTCGGCCTTGAAAGCCGCCGCCCAGTCCTACCAGGCCGAGCGCGCAGCAGCAATTTTCAACGCATTCACCGGCACCAGCTCCACCCCTCAAAACCGCATTTCTTCTGCCGTGGACCGGCAAGTCACGCCTCGCAGCGTGGCTTCGCCAAAACCGCAGTTCGCAGAGCAAAAACGCTTCATCACCCAGGCTGAGATCGACAACTTTTTCCGGCGAAAACTTAAAAAAGAATTCGTTGGACGGGAAGCCGAAGCGGCCGAGGCTGAAGCATTCATCAATGAGGCCGTTGCCGAGAATCGCGTGACTTAGCACGCTGGCGGCTATGGCCGAAAACCTATGGAGTTTTCATCATGGCCGCTATTTTTCCCGTCACAAGTGCGCAAGCCGCTGGCAACCTAGCCACGACCGACTCGTACTCCGGCAAGTTCATTCCTGCCATCTGGTCCGCCAAGCTCAACGAGAAGTTTTACGCAGCTTCCGTTTTCGGTGAGATCGCCAACACCAACTGGGAAGGCGAGATCAACGCTTACGGCGACAAGGTGTACATCAACACCGCGCCCACGCTCGCGATCAACAACTACTCAGCCGGTGCCGCGCTGACGTACGAAGTGCCGATCCCCAACATGCAGGAAATGCTCATCGACAAGGGCAAGTACTTCGCGTTTCAGATCAACGATGTGCTGGGCTTTCAGTCCAAGATTGGCCTGATGGACATGTTCGCGGCTGACGCCGGCGAGCAAATGCGCATCTCGATTGACTCCACGGTGATCTACAACACCTTGTTCAATTGCGCTGCGGCCAATAAGGGCGCCACGGCGGGCGCCAAGTCCGCCAGCTACGACCTGGGCACGGACCTGGCACCGGTGGCCTTGTCAGCTACGACCGTGCTGGGCCATGTGCTGAACCTGGCGTCGGTGCTTGACGAGCAAAACGTGCCCGAGACGGACCGTTACCTGGTGATTGATCCGCTGACCCGCTCGCTGCTGTTCCAGTCGGACCTGGCCAAGGCGTACGCCACGGGCGACAGCTCCAGCCCTGTCAGAAATGGCCGGATTGGCATGATCGACCGTTTCACGGTCTACGTGAGCAACCAGCTCCCACGCGCTGCGGCCGGCACGGCTACGCCATGGGTTTCGGGCGACGGCAGTGAGAACTCCATCACCTCGACCGGTACGGACTTGAAGCGTCGGGCCATCATTGCCGGCCACAAGTCGGCGATCACCTTTGCCAGCCAAATCACCAAAATGGAGACGGTGCGCAACACGGCCGACTTCGGTGATTACATCCGTTCGCTCAACGTGTACGGCTACAAAACGGTGGCTCCAACCGCCCTTGCAACGATGATTGTTGCCTGATGCTTGTTAGCATGTAGGCAATGATTTAGAATGGCCCAGTGCGCTGCATTGGGCCATTTTGAAAGGCTTTTGTGATTGCTGTTAGCAAGTTCTTATCGACGCTGATGCCGCAAGTAATCGGCTGCCCGCGCCCCACGGCTTCGCGGGCGGTGGTGGACTCGGCCATCGATTTTTGCTCGCGCTCGCTCGTTTTGACTTATGCGCTTCAGCCGCTGCCGACCCGTGTGGGCGACAACACCTACTGGCTGGAGCTCCCCGAACAAACTGCCCTGGTGCAGGTGCTGCGTGCCTGGTACGACGACACCGTGCTGCGGCCCGTCACGCTCGACTCGGTGTACGTGTCTGAAGCGCCGGCAGGCACCCCGCACTCGTACTACGGCGAGCACCTGGACATCGATGAAGAGTATTCGCTGCGGCTGTACCCCACCCCCGACGCGGTCGGTTCGCTGCTCGTGCGCGCAGCGCTCAAGCCCATACGCAATGCCACGCTGTTGAACAACCAGCTCTACAACGACTGGTATGAAGCCATTGTGGACGGCGCGCTGGCCAGGCTGTGCAGCTTGCCAGGCGAGAACTTCACCAACCCCGAAGTGGCTATGAGCGCGCGCATTCGCGCCCGCACCGCCGCCAACGACGCCAGGCGCGACGCGCTGCACGCCAAAGTGCAGTCGCCCGTGTCCGTCACGATGAGGGCGTTTTAATCATGGCCACCACTGCCAAATCCGTGATCCAGCGCGCAACCGAAGAGCTCTTTGACGAGACCTCGATTCGCTGGACCGTGGCCGAACTCGTGCGCTACTTGAACGACGGCCAGCGCGAAATCGTGCTGTACCGCCCCGACTCCACGGCCACCACCGCGTCGCTGGCGCTGGCAGCGGGAGCGCGTCAAACGCTGCCGGCCGCTGCCAGCAAGCTGCTTTACATCGAGCGCAACACCAGCGGCAAAAAGCGCGTGGTGACCAACCCGAGCTGGCGCGTGCTCATCGAGGGGGAACCTGAGTGGGAGTCCATGGCCACCTCGCTCGAAATTCAGCACTACGCCTACGACGTGCGGGTGCCCACCCAGTTTTTGGTTTACCCGCCCGCCACGCTGGGCGCCTCGCTGGAAATTGTGTATTCGGCCTATCCGGCCAACATCACCGAGCCTGCGGCCAATACGACCTTTGAAGCGGTCACCGGCAGCATCTCGGTAAGCGATATTTTTGCCAACCCGCTGCGCGACTACATCGTGTTTCGCGCGCTGAGCAAAGACACCGAGTACGCGGGTAATGCCGTGCTCGCACAAGCACGCTACAACGCCTTTGCTTCGGCACTGGGCATTGATGCCAGCGTCACCCAGGCAGTAGGCCCCTACGGCCCGCTGAATCAACAACACGCCGCCATCCGCATGGGAGCCTAAAGCATGACCGACTTAGTAATTGAAGACATCCCCCTGGTGTACACCACCAAGGGAAATTTGCCGGCGCACACCCTCGTGCACGACGTTCGCTGGGAGGACACCCCTGGCTACGTCAAGCTGGTGGAGACCTATTCGCTTGACGGCGAAATCGTGCGCGAAAGCGCATACGTGCTGGCCCGCCAGGGCCTTTTCATGGAAGGCCAGCAGGCCGTTTAACTCAAGCATTTTTTAACTTTTTAGGAGGTCCATCATGGCCAATTCCGCAGGCGTTTGCACATCGTTCAAAGTCGAGTTGATGAAGGGTCACCATAATTTTGGTACCGGCGTCACCCGAGGCACAACGACCAAAGACACGTTTTATGGGGCACTGTTTTTGACCTCAGCGACTATCAGCCCCGCCACCACGGTGTACGCCACCACGGGTGAAGTCTCTGGCGCCAACTACACCGCCGGCGGCGCCGCTGTTACCAACGGCACTGAACCGACTTCTTCCAGTACATCCGCTGTCTGGACGCCTTCGGCTTCGCTGGCCTGGACCAACGTGACTTTGGGGACCGCGTTCAATACCTTGCTGCTCTACAACCAGACGCAGTCGGGCAAGTCCGTGGCGGTTTACACGTTTGGTGACCAGACCGTCAATGCTGGCAATTTCACTTTGACTATGCCTGTGAACGACTCGTCTACGGCTTTGCTGCGTATTGCCTGATTGACTTCGTTTTAAGGGGCAGTCATGGCCATTGAACGCAAAGACCGTGTTAAAGACCAGACCAGCACCACCGGCACCGGACCCTTCACCATAGGGTTGCTCGCGCCGGTGGGGTTTCGCACGTTTGGTGTGTTCACCAATGGCGCCACTGTTCGCTACTCTGTGGTCAATCTGGCCAATACAGAGTGGGAGGTTGGCCAGGGGGTGTGGAACTCGGGCACCGCCGCGCTCTCGCGAGACACCATCACGGCGTCCAGCAACTCGGGCGCAGCGGTGAACTTTTCAGCGGGCGTGAAAGTCATCACGAGCGGTCCCCAGGCCGTGGACCTGACGGAGGCGGCCACTTTGGCGGGTGCGGAATCGCTGAGCAACAAAACGCTGGTCAACCCCGCAGTGCCCTTGGTGACGTTGGCCGATGATGTTTCGCTGAGCTGGAATGCCGCCAACGGCAGCATGGCCCGCGTCACGCTGGGCGGCAACCGTACGCTGGCTGCGCCCACGAACCTCAAGCCTGGTCCGTACTACTTGTTTGTCACGCAAGATGCCGTGGGCTCGCGCACGCTCAACTATGGCGCTGAGTTTGTTCACGCCAGCACGCCCCAGTTGTCTTCGAGCCCCAACGCCACCGATTGCTTTTACTACGTCAGCGACGGCACCAAGCTCTACGGCGGCATTTTCTCGCGCGGCGACGGCTCGACCGGTGGCGTTTCCAACACGCTGCCCTCCAAAATCCTGGTCAGCTACTTTTCCACGTTCAGCGCGGCGATCAACCTCACGGCGGTGCCGCTGGACTTCAACGTCATTCATTTGTTCACGGCGACGCCCTCCGGCACAGACGGCACCTTTGCTGCGCCCGTCGTCACGTCGGCCAACTACTCGGCGGCCAACATCCAGACGTGCCGCAACCGCGGCCAAAAAGTCATCCTGAGCTGCGGTGGAGTGGGTAACCGGTTTGCGTTTCTCAACCGGACGCAGTCCACCAATTTTGTCAATTCCTTCAAGGCGATGTACACCGCTTTGAACGGCCTGGACGGCTGCGAGTTTGCGTTCTTTGACTCGACCACCCTGGCGACCACGATCACCTCTGAAGTGGTGTGGATCGCGCAGCAGCTCAAGGGCTTTTATGGCTCTTCATTTGTCATTGCAGCTTCTTGCACGCCTGACGACACCGCAGAGCGCAATTTGCTGGTGGCGCTGTCAAACGCGGGTGTGCTGGATTACGCGCAGCCGCGTTTTTATGGCGACGCGGCCATGAAGGCCGTGGGTTGGGTGAGTGGCCGCACCGCAACCTGGGCGTCGCTCATGGGCACGGCCACCAAAGTGGTTGTCGGGCTCTCGGCGGAGGGCGACTTCGCCACGCAGCTCACACTGGCCGAATGCACGCGGGAGTGGAACACGATTGAGACGGCCAGCCCCACCATCCGCGGTGCGGGTTGCTGGAACGCGCAGACCAACGCCGGCGGGGGCAACGTCTGGGGCACCGAGATGGCCGCCCAACTGCCCGAAGGCGGTGTGGTGGTGCCGCCAGGTCCGTCCAAGGTATTTGCTACGTATTTTGAGGCTTACAACTACGCGACCTTGAACATCACGGCGGTGCCGACGCTGTTCAACACCATCTATTTGTTCAATGCACAACCGTCAGGCACGGCAGGGGCATTCTCATGGCCGTGGGCGGACAACTCCTTGGTTTCTCCATCCAATATCCAGGTGTGCCGCAACCGCGGGCAAAGGGTCATCCTCAGTTGCGGAGGGGCAGGTGCCGCATTTGCATTCACAACTCGGCAGCAATCAACGAATTTTGTTGCCTCATTCCAGGACATGTACGCAGCATTAGGCCCCTTGGATGGCTGCGACATGAACAACTACGAATCGGGCGTGCAGTCTTCGCAGACTGAAATGATCTGGATCGCGCAGCAGCTTCGGAGCATTTACGGCAGCGGGTTTTATATAACGACCCCAGCAGAGCCCGATTCACAATACCAAAAAGATTTGTGCGTGGCGATGTACAACGCGGGCGTGCTCAACTACGCGAGTGTCCAACTGTACGACTGGGCACCGTCTAAAGACCCTGGTTATATCAGCGGGCGAATCAATACTTGGGTCACCCTCATGGGCGCGGCCGACCGTGTGGTGGTCGGTTTACCCGCCGATTACAGCCCCTCAACTTCGGCCACCCTGGCCGAGTGCATCCGCGAGTGGGACATCATTGAGGCGGCGCATCCCACCATTCGCGGCGCATACGGCTGGAGCGCCCAGACGAATTACACCGGCGGCAGCGACTGGGGCACCACCATGGCTGCACGGGTGCTCTAAGCCATGGCTATCGCACACCCTATCCTGGCAGAAGCGCTTTACGAGCCTCAGACGTTTTGCGTGATGGACTCGTTGCCCCTGGATGTCGGCTCGGTGACTGTGCGTGCGGATCGCTCAACATGGCGCGATCCTACGGACGGGGATGTTTTGAGCGTGTTGCTCGAAAAAAGCAAGGACGCGATCAACTACGAAACCATTATTGGGTTCACCGCCTGTGGTGGAGATTTTTTCCCTGGTTTTGGTTTGGGCGAAGTTCCCCCGCCGAATGCCAGGCGCAGTTTGGAAAGCGCTGCATCCACTGCTGTTGTGCATTCCGGTTTGGGGTGGGTCTACCGCATCACCATCAAAATCCTTGCGCCAATTCGCACGAGCGTAAATATCGACTGGAGCTAAAGCCATGGCCGTCGTTATTGACCTTGTAACAACCGCCAGCTCAAACGCGACGACCTCGCTAACCTGGAGCCACACCTGCTCCGGCGAGGATCGGGGGTTGTGGATTGCTGTCAGTGACCAGTCCAACTCCAACCTCCCGACGTACAACGGGACGAGCTTCACAAGCCGAGGGAACGCGCAAAATCTAGTTGCGCCAGGTAACCCATCGGTTCGCACGGCCTACATGGTTAACGCGCCGTCTGGGGCGCACGACGTGGTGGCGACCAACACGTACACAGAAAACATGTGTGCGACCACCATCTCGGTCACTGGGGTCAGTCAAAGCATTTCAACGCCCGCGTACCTGGGCGCAACAGGCACCAGCACCGCTCCCAGCGTTACGGCAACAGGAAATTCAACTGCGGGTTTGTTCGTGTCAGGTCTTGCATGGACCAACTCCACGGGTGCCGCAACGGTCGATAACTCGGGGGGGTCCACGCAAAGCCAGCAGTCGCAGATGGCCATGTCGGTGATCTCTGGCGCAACCGGCGCGGGGGCCAGCATCAACGGCTCACAGAGTCTGGCCTGGACACTGCCCACATCGGTGCCCTGGACGATTGCGTATGCGTACTTAACCCCCACGCTCAGTGTCACGGTAGCGTTGTCGGGGCAATCTGCGACCACGGCCATCCCGACCATCGTGGCAGCCGGACAAAGTTTGACAGGTCAATCTGCCACGGCCGCAGTGGGCGTGCTTCAAACGGCCATCACGCCAGGCCCAGTTTCCACCACGGTCACAGTCACCACCACGGGAGCGGGTTCCTTCACCATTCCTGCCGACGTCAGCTCCATCACCTTTGAAGGGTGGGGCGGTGGCGGCGGTGGCGGCGTTAGAACGGCCTGCGAGGCGGGCGGCGGTGGTGGCGCGTATGCCCGAACAGTTTATTCAGTCACCCCGACGCAAGTGGTGTATTTCACCGTACCCACGGGCGGCGGCCCTGGCGCTGTGGGCGGTGCGGCCTGGGCCAACCTGGGCACCAACTCCCAAACCGGCGCGGGGCTGATTGCCGATTACGGCCGTAACGGATCGACCAGCACCACCACTGGCGGGGCGGCAGGGTTGGCCAGCAACTCCACGGGCGATGTCAAATTTGACGGCGGCGGCGGGCGCGCCGCGCAGTCGGGCACAAGCGGCTTGCGTGCGGGCTCAGGCGGCGGCGGCGGTGCGGGCTCCGCTGGCGCTGGCCAACTGGGCGGTATTGGCTCCAGTAACGTCGTGGGCTCAGGCGGTGTTGCAGGCACACCTGACGGCGGCACTGGTGGCGCGGGGGGTGTCTCTAGTGCCAATGGTGTCACCGGCACTGCGCCGGCCGGCGGCGGCGGCGGCGGCGGTAACGTGGGTGGCAATGCCGGCTCCGGTGCGCGCGGTCAGATCAAGTACACCTATTCGACGCCCACGGATGTCGGCAACAGAACACTTTCTTTGGCAGGACAGGGGACGACGACCGCCCAAGCCGGTTCAGTCACCCCCTCCATCACTGATCCAGGCACGGTAGTCGCGCTGTCCGCCACACAATATGGCGCCAGCGCCTACGGCACTTTGGGCAAGGCGCTGGACAAGGCATTGACGGGACTAAGCGCCACAGGCCAGCACACCCTTCCCACCCCGTTGTCGTCCAGGACACCGCTGGGCCAGACTGCCAGCGCAGAGCAGGGGAGTTTTGGTGTTGCTCTGAGCGTTGGGCCACTTCTGGGACAAAGCGCAGCATCCGCAGCGGGGCAGTTTGCCAGCGTTGGCACGGCCATAGTCTTGTCGGGTCAAGCGGCTACCAGTGCGGCAGGGAGCGTGGAAGAGGGCATTTCGTTGGCGCTGACCAGTGCCCTGGCCGCTTCAGCGGTCGGCGCTTTTGCGCAGCACGACCATACCGCGAATGTTGCGGGTCAGGAGGCCATTGCCGCCATCGGTGATACGAATCCAGACAATGCCATTTTGCTGGCGCTGACTGGCGTTGAGCTTGTGTCTCAAGCGGGTTTGCTGGTCCCAGACAGGGGCTTACTGCTCGTGGGCCAGCCCATGCCCAGCGGCTTCAAGGCGCCAACGCCCGTGCACGATCTGCCGTGCACTGGTCAGCAAGCCGCCTTGAGTTACGGCCAAGTTGGCGTGCAGATCGACCTGAGCATTGAGCTGCTTGGGCAGGCAATGGGCGCTGCCAGTGGCGCAATCACCCCGCTCGGTACCGTTGGCTCCGTATTGGCCGGACAGTTTGCCGTTGGAGAAAACGGCGCTTTGGGTATTTCCAGGCAGACTCTTTTGGGTGGCGTCGAAGCCGCAGCGCAAGCGCAAAGTCTGGCAGGCCAGCAGCTAGCGACGTTTGCCCTCGCGCCGTCCGCGGCCATGAATAGCGCCTTGGGAGCAACGAAACCCAGCAGCTCAATGCTCCCGCTGGGTCAGGAGGTGGTCGCGAGCGCCCCAGCCAGCGTGTCATTTACCACTGCTGCGACGCTTGCAGGTCAGTCGGCGTCAGGCCAGACCGGCTTGGTCACGGCCGGTGCAAGTCCCAACCGCGGCGCAACGCTTCAAGGGGTATTTGCGACCGCGCGCCAGGGCGCGATGCTGCGTCTGGACACCATCACGGGCCATCGACTTTCTGCCTCGGCTGGACGGTTGACGCCAGTTGTTTCGGTCGCACTTGCGGCGGACCCCTTTGGCAGTAGTGGGTTTGGCGAGGGGGGCTATTTTGTGCCCGATCAGGCGCCCGTTGCTGCGGACGCGGCCGACGTGAGTGTCAGCCTGGTCAGCCTGGTCACGCTTTTTTCCCAGTCAGTGCTCACACTGAATACAACTTCAACCAGCACGCTGCAAGGCTTGCAAGCGCCGACACAAAACGGCAGTGTGACAGCCCAGGCGAGCAACAGCGTTGCTTTGACGCCCGCCGTTGCACTGCAATCCGCGGTAGGCGCGGTTTCGACTCAGTCGAGCGTCACCCTCAATGGCCTATCCATGGTGGCCAGCGTTGGCTTTTTGGAGCGTAGTGGGCTTTTTGCTGGAGTGAATGGCCAGAGCGTGAGCAGCGCTGCGGGCAGCGTTGTGCCCGTCATTTCGACCGATCTGTTGCTGGGCGGTCAAGCGGTGCAAACGACGGCGGGCGCTTTGGGCACTGGCGCCTTGCAATTCATGCTGACTGGGCAGTCGATGCAGTCCTCCAGTGATGCTGATTTAGGCGTCGAACACGATTTGTACCTTGCGCTGGAAGTTCCACTCACGGGCGGGAGCGTAGACGGAGAAACAGGCCGTTTCCCTGGGGGGGTAGTGATTTCCGTCACGCCACAAGGATTGCCGCTGATTCTTATGCGCGGCAATGTGCGCCCGCGCATTTTCACGGCTGAAAACTTTGCCATTGGTGATGCTCGCACTGTCGTCGTGCCGATCCAGATTCTGGGTGTTGAGGTGCCCATTGAAATGAACAGCTACACGCAAGGAGTATCGCCATGACGATCCTGGGCAAATTCATCAAGCAGCCGGCCGACGTGCTGGATTACGACTTTGACTATCGGGACTGGGCAACCGACCGTAACGACACCATCGAATCGGCGACTGCGACCTCCAGCAGCCCTGATCTGGTGGTGTTGGATTTTTTGATTTTCGACAACGTCGTGAAGGTGTTTGTAGAAGGCGGGCTCGACGAGACGCGCTACAAGCTCACCTGCACGGCGTACACGCAAAACAGCAGAGTTAAGCAAGCAGAGATTTCAATTTTTGTGAAGGAGACGTGATGCGCGCAGCTAAAAACCCATTCATCCTGCTCGTGGCCTTTTTGGGCCTCGCGGCGGGTTCAGCCACCATGGCGCAAAGTCCCAAGGCGTCACCCACGGGCCAAGAAAACGGGCAAGGCACCCCCCCAGTCAAGCCCCCCAAGCCGCCAAAGCCGCCCACCCCTTCAGTGCCGCCGACCTACAACCAAAGCCAGGGTCAGGGTCAAGATCAGACGCAAAGTCAAATGCAAACCGCGCGCAGCGTCAGCCAAAGCCGCAGCAACAGCGAAAGCACCAGCACCAGCACCAGCACCAGCACCAGCACCAGCAGCAGCGACAACGCCAACAATGCGCAGCAGTCGCTCAGCGTGACGGGCGATACGAACACGTACCAGGCGCAGGCTCGAAACCCCGTGGCCACGGCTTACGCGCCCGCCTACTTGCCCACGGCCGTGTGCGCGCTGGGTATGTCCGGCGGTGCGCAAGGCGCGGCATTCGGCTTTTCTCTGGGCGGCTCGTACATCGACAAAAACTGCGAAGTGCTGGAGCAAGTGCGCCGCGCAGCCGAACTCGGGTTTAAGGATGTGGCCGCTGAAATGATGATGGACTTGCCGGCTTTTGCCAACGCGGCCCAGCGTGTTAACCAGCGCAGCAATCCAGCTTCTGCGGCTGCGCCCACCGCTGGACCCTCACCAACCGCTCCTGTAGCCGAACAGTACACCGACCCCATCATTCGCGCGCGCCTGGGGCTGCCGCCACTGCGCAAGCCATAAGCCATGAACTTATCGGACTGGGCTCACTTTCTAACGGCGGCCGCTGGCGCGCTCGCGGTCATAGCCACGTGGTCCCAGTTTGTGCTCAAACGCATGGATGAGAAAAACCAGCGCGTCGAAAAAATGTATTCGGACTTGAACGAGCAAACGAGCGCGGCGCTCAAGGAAGTCCATGACGAGCTGCAATTCCAACTCGCTCGCAATGATTTGCTGCTCAGTCGGGTGTTTGCGCTGGAGGGCTTTTTGGCGGCACAACCCAACTTGGGCAAGCTGCCCGACACACCAGGCTGGCCACTGCGCCTGGAAGAGCGTTGAAAGGAACTGGCCATGATCGAACTTCTCGGACTGGTTTTCGGTGGCGTCGCGCGGCTTGGCCAGCACTGGCTGGAGCTCAGAGACAAGGACAAAGAGCGCGCGCACGAAGCGGTGATGTACGACAAGCAACTGGCGTTGGCCGACAAGACCTTTGCCCAGGAGAGCGCCCTCAAACAAATGGACGCTGATGCGGCCCAGGCGCAGGCCGAGTGGCAGGCGCTCATGGCAGGGGCTCAAGCGCAGGCGGCTGAAGCCCAGGCGGCCGGCGGCTGGGTGGCCAAACTTTCTGCCAGCGTGCGGCCTGCGGTGACGTACTGGCTGATGGCGCTTTACACCGCGGCCAAAGCCGCCACGCTGTGGACCGCTTTGAGCACCGCGGAAGCGAGTTTTGCGGTCGCTGTCAGGGCGATGTACACCGAGGCCGATGCGGCGCTGCTGTCGAGCATTTTGTCGTTCTGGTTTTTGGACCGTTCACTCAGAAAGAGGTGACACCATGGCTTTTTTTGATTGGCTCGCCATCATCATCGTCACGGCCTGCGCGGTGGGCGTGGCCAGCTATGCCCTGGCCGTCCTGTTCTATGACGCGAACGACGACCACGCGCCGGATCAGCCCTTCGACTCCAGGAAAAAACCATGACCTGGCTGGAGCTCGCCGTGCCGCTGGTGGCGATGTTTGAGGGCTGCGCCCGTCGTCAGGGGCTGCTCGTTTATCCGTATTTGGACACCTTGGCCAAGCCCCCTAAGCCTACGCGCGGGTACGGGCGCACGTACGGCATCACCATGGAAAGTGAAGCCATCACGGTCGAGCAAGCCAAAGCCGAGCTCGGTGTCGGGCTGAGCGCCTACGCGCAGCGCGTGCTCAAACTCGCGCCCAAGCTGCTGACCCGTCCGGCCTGCCTGGCGGCCGTGACCAGTTGGGTCTGGAATTGTGGCCTGGGCGCGTTTGCGGTCTCCAGGCTCAGAAAGGCCATCAATGAGGAGCGCTGGGACGATGCCAGCGCGCTACTGCTCAAGCCCGATACCGCAGGAGGCGTCGTTTACCGCGGGCTCCAGCGCCGGCGCCTGGCCGAGCAAACGCTATTTGCAAGCGGGGTGATGTGATGGCCTTACTGCGGCTCAATCGATTTTTGGGTGAAAACCGCGCGTTGCACCCGACGCTGCTGCCCGATGAGGTGGGCACCTTGTCGCGCAATCAAAAGCCAGGCCGAGGCGACTTGCGCCCGTGGAGCGAGCCGGTGGCCGTGGCCAGCGTGCCCGCGGGCCGCAAAACCATTTACCGCCTGGGCCGTGACGTGGCCAGCAATTCGCAGTACTGGCTGAGCTGGCCGACTGTCGTGCATGCGGTGCGCGGATTCGATCCGGATGACACGACGGAGCGCACGTACTACAGCGGCGACGGGGCGCCCAAAGTCACGGACAACATCATGGCGCTGGGCAGCGCGCCATACCCGACGACCAATCGGCCGCTGGGCTTGCCGGCACCGGCGACGCCGGCTTTGTACACGTCCACGGGGGGCACCTCCACGGAGGCCCTGGGCACGTATTTCGTGATCTACACGTATGTCAACGATTGGGGCTGGGAGAGCGCCAATTCGCCCGTCTCGCTGGAGCTCTCCTGCCGGATAGACGCCACGCGGATCGCCAGCAATTTTGCAGCGCCCCCTTCGGGGAACTACCACATTGACCGGATTCGGGTGTACCGCACACAGGCCAACTCATCCGACACGGCGCCCTTTTATTTTTTGGCCGAAGTCGCCATCGGGACTGCGACCGTCGATGACACGGGTCAGGCCCTGGGCGAAGAGATTGTCAGCAGCAACTGGCTGCCGGCGCCCACCGACCTCAAAAACCTGCACGCGCTGTGGAACGGCATGCTGGCGGGGATCAGCGGCAACGCGGTGCGGCTTTGCGAGGCGTACACCCCTTACGCCTGGCCCGAGGCCTACGACGTGGTGCCCCCCGACGGGCAACCGGTGGCGCTCGGTGTGTTTGGGCAGTCGATGCTGGTGCTGACCACCGGTAGACCTTTGCTGGTGTCGGGCTCTGGCCCTGACGCCATGGACCAGGTGCCGCTGGAAATCCCCCAGGCCTGCGTCTCCTCACAGTCTGCGGTCAGCATGGGCACCGGAGTGGCCTGGTCCTCAGACGATGGACTTTGCTGGTACGGGCCGGACGGCGCCAGCATTTTGACGGCGGGGCTGATGACGCGCGAAGACTGGCAAGCCATTAAGCCCAGCTCAGTGATTGGCCAAATGTTTGAGGGCTTGTATTTTGGGAGCTACGACGCGGGTGACGGCCTGGGCCGGCGCGGGTTTTTTATCGATCCCATTAAACCTGCGGGCATCTTTTTCATGGATGTCGGCTACGACACACTGCACTTTGATGAGCTGCAAGACCAGCTCTTTGTCTACCTGGCGGGGCAAATCCTTCGCTGGGACGCGGGCCTGCCGATGAACACCACCTACCGCTCCAAGGTGTGGCGGTTTCCGCGGCCGGTCAGCAGCTTTGCCTGCGCCGAAGTGGTGGCCGATGAGTATCCGGTGGACGCCAGCATTGATGCGCTGGCCATGAACGCTCAGGAGGTCTCGGCCATGGTGCTGAAGTTTCCTGGCAACTTGGAGGCCCTGGGTGCCACGACGCTGCGGTTTACCCAGACGGTGACCAGCTCAGCGCCGTTTCGGCTGCCCGCAGGTTTTGCTGCCCAGGAGTGGCGCATGGAAGTCTCCACCCCCGCTGCCGTTCAAAGCATGGCCGTGGCGCATTCCGTGGCCGAGCTCAAAACCCAAAACTAAAGCCGCCAGCCATGAGCAGACCCACCCGAACGGACTTGCCGGCCTCCAGCGCCACCAACTTCAGCCAGCGCGTGCGCGAGACGCTGATGACGTACCTGGGGCGCCAGGGCGACCCGCTGGACCGAGGGCTTACCATTCGCGACCTGGTGATGATCGGGCTGCTCAACTGGTCCGGCGGCGGCAGCGGTGGCGGCACCATCACGCCTGGGGGCGGCACGGGGGGCACGGGCGGCACGGGGGGCACGACGCCGGATTTGACGCCCCCGCCGCAGCCTACGGGCTTTCAGTTGTCAGCGGCCATCTCGCACGTTCTCATTGAGCACGACAACCCCCTTTATACGCAAGGCCATGGACACCTTCGCACCCATGTCTATGGGGTCATCATGGAGCCAGGTGATCCGCTGCCCACGTTCACTGATGCCGTTGAAGTCGGGCAATTCAGCGGGACCGTGTGGGCGCTGGACAGTAACCCGTCCACAACGTGGCGGCTGTGGATCAAATGGGAAACCAATGACGGGGTGCTTAGCGCGACGCCGGCCGGCGGCGCCAACGGGCTGGAGGCGACGACTGGGGAAAATGTAGCGCCGCTGCTTGATGCGCTGGCCGGCCAGATCACTGAGAGCGAGCTCTATTCAGCCCTTAACTCCAGGCTCAACCTCATCGACGGCAGTGGCGTCGGCAGCGTCAACGCCCGTGTGGCGCAAGAGGCCAGTGTTCGCTCGACGGAGACGGGGAGCCTGTTTGCCAAGTACACCGTCAAGATCGATGTCAACGGCTACGTCACGGGCTACGGCCTGGCCAGCACCGCCAACAACGCAACGCCTTTCAGTGAGTTTGCGGTCCGAGCCAACCAGTTTTATATCGCCAGCCCGAGCGGCCCTGGCATTGCGCCGGCCGTG